CTCGTCGGTGGGCCCGGCGCCGGCCGCTTGGCCGGGTGCCGCCGCCGTGCTGCTCGTGATAGCCGCCGTCGGACACCGCATCAAGGACATCATGGTCATTCTGATTCTGGGCATGATGTTCTCGTCGGGCGTGGGTGCCGTCGTGCAGATACTGCAATACCTGAGCAAGGAGGAGGCCTTGAAGGCCTTCGTCATCTGGACGATGGGGTCGCTGGGCGACGTGACCGCACGGCAGCTCGCCGTCCTCGTGCCGTCGGTCGCGGTCGGACTGCTGCTGGCCGTATGGACGATCAAGCCGCTCAACCTGCTGCTCTTCGGCGAGGAGTATGCCGTGACGATGGGGCTGAACATCCGCCGCTCGCGCGGGCTGCTCTTTCTCTCGACCACGCTGCTGGCGGGTACGGTGACCGCCTTCTGCGGCCCGATAGGTTTCGTCGGGCTGGCCATGCCCCATGTCGCACGGATGCTGTTCCGCAACAGCGACCACCGCGTGCTCCTGCCCGGCGCCCTGCTTTCGGGGGCCGCGGTGCTGCTTCTCTGCGACCTCGTTTCCAAACTCTTCACCCTGCCCGTAAACGCCATCACAGCCCTCGTGGGAATCCCGATCGTGGTGTGGGTAGTCGTCCGCAACAAATCTTTCACGGCATGATACGACTGCACGACTTTTCCATAGGCTACGGCCGCCGCACGCTGCTTCGCGAAGTGAACGCCACGATTCCGAAAGGAACGCTTACGGCGCTGCTCGGCCGCAACGGCACGGGCAAATCGACCCTGCTGCGGGCCATAGCCGGACTGAACCGCAATTATGCGGGCGGAATCCTGCTCGACGGCCGTTCCATCGCCGAGATGAAAGCCCCCGAAATGGCAAGAACGCTGGCATTCGTCACGACCGAGCGCACGCGCATCGCCAACCTGCGGTGCGAGGACGTCGTGGCTGTCGGCCGCGCCCCTTACACCAACTGGATCGGCCGCATGCAGCCGCAGGACCGCGAGATCGTCATGCGGTCGCTCGCCGAGGTCGGCATGGAGGCCTACGCCGACCGCACGATGGACCGCATGTCGGACGGCGAGTGCCAGCGCATCATGATCGCCCGCGCACTGGCGCAGCAGACGCCGGTCATCCTGCTCGACGAACCCACCTCGTTCCTCGACCTGCCCAACCGTTACGAACTCTGCTCGCTGCTCGCGCGGCTGGCGCACGACGAGGGGAAGTGCATCCTCTTCTCGACACACGAGCTCGACATAGCCCTCGCGCTCGCCGACGGCATCGCCCTGATCGACCCGCCGCAGCTCCATCACCTCCCGACCGCGGAGATGCAACAGAGTGGACTGATTGAAAAATTATTCCGAACGCCAACCCTGCCTGCGAATTATTTCCGGGAACCGTAAGTATTGCTTGTTCCTTTGATTTTATGCGGTATCGTGATTTTCTGCCTGTAGCCTCCCGTCCCAAAGGTGGTCGTAACCTCCTCGACGATGTAGGTGCCGTTCTTGGCCGGGTTCCGGTCATCGATGAGTTCCACCTGGCAAGCCGGATATAACCCGAAATCCCCGAAGAGCGTCACCGAACCGCTGATGCCGTTCAGGTTGTAGCTGCGGAAGTATTCGATGGCCTCCTCGACGAGCTTGTCAGAGTCGATTTTCATGTTCGGCGACATATAGGGCACGATGGTGTAGGTCGAGAGATCGGCCTTCGTGCGGGTCTGTGCACCGCTGGCCGTGGTGTTGCCCGTGACCTTGTGCGTCTTTTTGCTGATTTGCGTGGCGTTCACGGTCTGGAACTCCTTGCTGCCGGGGATGTTCGGGTCGTAGTCGGGATTCAAGCGCACCGTCACTTCGAAAAATTTTTCGTCCGAGCCCAACGCTTTGGCCTGTACGGCAAGGAATTTCGGGTCGGTCTTGAGCACTTTCAGATCCGATGAGGCCACGTGCGTGTCGAAGCGGATGCGAAAAGGGCCGGACGACGTGTCTTCCGGAAACCGAGGTTGGCTCTTGGCCGATGAATACGGGCGGCCGATGGCGATAGCCGGCATCAGGTCGGGACTGTTCTCGTCGTATTTCAGAAAACAGTAAATGCGGTAGCGGCTCCACGCCGAGAGGATGTCGGCCACGGTGAAGTTATCCGTGATTTTGATTTTCCCGATCTGGATGTCGAACCGTTTGGTCTCGGAGTGCAGCTTGAACCCGGTATCTTTCAGAATGTTGTATTTGCCTTCCAGCACGTCGTTCACACTCGTGCCCGATGCCGGCGTCTCGAACTTGGGCGCTTGTTTCAGCTTGAGCTTGTAGGCCATATTCTCGCATTTCAGCTCGAAGTCGCTCTCGGTATTGTAGCCGGTGATGTATCCGTCGAACATCGTGCGCAACATCCCGTTATACCCCAAGCGGATACGCACCCGCTGCCCGATTTTGAAAGTCGTGGCATCCATCGCCGAATAGCAGGAACGTTTCTCGATGACTACGCCGTCCTGCATGACCTCGGTGGTTATCCGACCGGCATCCTTGCCTTCGAGGGTGGCTGCGCCGACGATGGTGGAACGGAAAACGGTGCCTTTGGGAAATCGGACGGTCGCCGTGCCGATGAGTTTCTTGTAGGTCTCGACGATTTCGACCTCCTGCACCTCCGTGAGCGTAATGGGGTTTTGTATCGTCATCGGGTTCCCCGGATCGGGATCGCCGACGGTAATCCGGCAGCATAATACATCGAGCGGTGCTACAGCCATAGGTTGTTCAGTTTTAGTATGGAGGTCGGGTCGATGACGTCGGTGCCGAACCGTACCCACTTGATCCATTTGTTCGTATGCTCGATAGCTTCGTCCACGACCTCCGCATCTTTGGAAATCAACTCTACCGCCTCGGAGGGTTCAACGGCTACGCATTGCAAAGTATAGGGTTGCACATTCCGATATTCAGCGGGCGGAAGCGAGTAACCTAAAATGATAAGCTGCGAGATTTTCAGCTGCCGCAGGATGGTGTTGTCGCAGTCGATGACACCTTTGTACCGGACGATTTTCAAGAACTTCGACAGCTCGGCTTCCGGATATACGTCGGGATATTTGCTGGTTATCCTACCGTTTACGGTAAATTCCAGATCGCCGCCCGAAATGAACTCCTTACGGGTGTAATCGCGTCCCTGCACCGTGGTCAGCACGATGTTGTTCTTCGAGGAGAGCTGTATCTGCGGACCCAAATCGACGAAGGTGATCAGCCCGTATTTGCTGTTGGGCTCCACCTTGCCGCTTTCCTTGTCGTAGTAGGTGCCCTCGCCGCTGATTTTCAATTCGATGTAGTCCGCTACCGTGCGGCCCACGATGCTGTCGGTATAGTTCTTCTTCTCAGCGACAGCCTGCTGCTCCTTGATGAGTTGGTAATATTGTCCCGATTTGTTGACGATGGCACTCTGCGACTGGGTTTTGAGGTATTTGTCCCGCTCTTTCTGCTCCCAGTATTTGATGTAGCGGGGATAAGAGCGGAGCATGCCGTAAGCGGTCTGGCAGGCGAACTGGATGACGGCACGTTTCAGGATGTCGCTGTTCTTGGTGAAGTAATGCACGGCACCGTCCTGAAACTCCGCGAGTCCCAGACCGATGGCGCGGCGTGCGGCATCGCTGATATAGCCGCCCAGTCCGCCGTGCGAGAGGATGCCTCCGCTCAGAAGCGTCGAGGCACCGATGTTGAGCAGTCTGCTGCCGAATAGGTTCTTCATGTCGTTGTCTTTTCGTTAATTAACCGTTCCACGAGGCATCGAAGTCATGCACCACGTCGATCAGGGCCTGCGCCATCTGTTCCTTGAAGTGCTGGATCTCGGCGGTCTGGCCTTCGGGCGATTTCAGCAGGTCGATGGTCTCCACGCTCATCAGGTTGGTGATGTTGACGATGACCTGCTTGGGAGCCGCCGAAGACAGCCGCCCCGTACCGGAGTAGTTGCCGCCCGCACCGCCGTCGTCATCCCCGGAAACACCCGTGATGCGGTTGGCATTGAACGGCGAGGTATCGTTCGAATCCGGCTCGTTGGCGTAGAGTGCAGCCGAGAAACCCGCCTTGCGGAGGATGTTTTCCGCCGCCTCCGAGGACCCGCCGAACACCTGGCGCAGGGTGCCGGAAAGGTTTACCAACAGATGATGCACGCGCTGCCGGCCGGCCAGCATTTCCTGACGCTCCTTGTCAGTAGCCTGCGCGTTCAAAGCCTTCTGCACCCACAGCCCGTCTTTGTTCTGCGTAAAGCCGCCGCGGGTCAGCTCGCCGTAGTCGAATCCCGATTTCTCGATCAGGGCACGGGCACCCGCCATGCTCTCGATGGCATCGAGGTAGCCTTGTGCCGCCGTGGTGATGTGCTTTACAGTAGTGCTGTTCTGATAGGCAGCATAGGTGGGCGTATAGGCCGCAGCCACCTCCGGCAAATCTCCGAGGGCATCGGTATAGGTGACTTTGCCGTTACGCTCGAACCAGAAAGGTTTGTCCAATCCGAGCTTGTTCGCAGCTTCGGCTGCCGTCACCGCCTGCTGGCCGTATTTGAGGGCGATGTTCTCGATAAAGGCACGCACCTCCAGCGGGTCGGACATCTTGCCGAACTCGGCGTAGGCGGCATTCAGGCGCGACTGACTGTCACGGCGGGCAATGGCGGTGATGGCTTCCCTGCTGTCGTCCTGTTGTGCATTCTCCGGACCATACACGTCTAAGATCGTAATCATACCGTCCGACGCACCCACGGCGAACGTGCCGGCCCAACCGGCCCACCAGTTTTTGGTAAAGGCTCCGATCTTGTGTCCGCTGCTCTCCTCGATGGTCTTGCCGGTAGTCAGGTCGTCCACCGCCTTTTTGGTATCGATAGCCTGCTGGTAGGTTTTGTGTAAGGCTGCATACAGGTCTTCGATAACTGGATAGCGGTATTTCTCGTTGGCGGTAATGTCTTCCAATACGGCGTCCTTGGCTTTCTTGATCTGCCATGTCTTGTAAGCTACCCAGCCTAAGGCTCCTACCAATGCGGCGATACCGGCTGTTGCGGCAACGGCGGTCGTGCCGATAGCACTCAGGGAACCGGCCGCACCGACCAGACCGCCGCCCGTAGCGACCTGCGAGGAGAACAGCGAGGAGAATCCGGCACGGGCGGCGAAAGAGCCTGCACCACCTTGCAGCAAGGCACGGCCCATCGCACCCTTGCCGCTGATGCCGGCTGCCTGCAAGGCCGTGACAAGAGCCCGTTTGTTGGCAAAAGAGAGGACTTTGATACCGCGGGCACTGGTCAGGCCGGTCAGACCCGAAACCAGTTCGACAATGGAATTACCGGCAGCCTGTTTGCCGATAAAACCGACTGCGACGCCGACATTGGTCAAGGCGCCCGCGAGTTTGAACAGCCGCGTGGCGACAAAGCCCGTGAACAGAAGAGGTTCGATCCAGTAAAAGTTGCGGGTCATCCACGAAGCGAAGCTGCCCAGTACGGAGAGCAGGCTCATGACGCCCTGCCCGATGGAGGCAAGCCCGCGGGCAAATTCACGGGAATTGAATTTGGCAAGGAAATCTTTCAACGTACTGCGAATGACCGGCTCGATGAGTTCGTACCCCTGCATGAAGGATTCCGTGAGCTGGGAAGTCATCTGGTACCACAAGCCTTTGGTCGTGTCCTGCTTGACCTGCGCCAGCTCGGAAGAGATGCCCTGCGACGCCCGGTTCTGCGATGCGAGCGTCCGAAGCTGCCCGTAGTTGCTGACGAACATCATGGCGGCGTTGCCTCCGATCTTACCGAAAATGGTCTGCATGTCGGCCATCGTCGCCCCCTTCTTGTTCAGGTCCTCGAAGATGTCGGCCAATGGACGCAGCTTCTCCACCTGCTTGCCGTAGATGTCCTCCATGCGTGTGAACTTCACACCTAAACGGTCCAACGCCTCCCGTGCCTCTTTTGTCGGCTTGGCGAAACGGGTTGCCATAGCTCGCAGGGCCGTACCGGCCATCGTTCCCTTGATACCCATGTTACCGAGCACGCCGATAGCGGCGGATGCCTCCGTGAAATCGACTCCGGACAGACGCAGGTAACCGGCCGCCATCTTGAAGGATTCGGCCATTTCGATGATGTTCACGTTGGAACGCGAGACGGTAGAGGCCAGAATGTCGGCCACCGAACCCATGCTGGTGTTCTTGATGTTGTATCCGGTCTGGATGTTGGTGGCGAGGTCGGCAATCTGCGAGATGTCGTTGTCTCCGATAAGCGCAAGGTTCGTAATCGGGCGGATCGATTCGTTGATGGTCTCGATATTCATACCGGCCATACTGAGGAATTTCACCGCACCCGCCACCTCGATGGCCGTGAACTTGGTTTCGACGCCGATACGGCGCACGTACCGGGCCATCCGGTCGAAACGCCCCTCGAAGGTCGTCAGGTCGGAATCGGCCACCCGGAGAATCGAGTATGCCGACTGCATGATGTTGGAATACTCGACGGCCTCCGTGAACTGCGTGCGCAGGAAATTGTAGGCCATGTAGGCATTCAGCATTCCGGCCATCGGAAGGTTTCGCCACGACGGGGCCTTGGAGTACTGGATACGGTTGATAGCCGCACGGCGTTTGCTGCCGTACACGGAATCCTCGAAAGCTGCCTGACGGCGCATGGAAGTTACCGCACGGGCCGCGTTGCGCCGCCGCAGGGTCTCCTCGGCCTGACGGCGTCGCTTCTCCGCATTGAGTTCCTCCCGACGGGTACGTTCGGCAATCTTGCGCAACTCCCGGTCGGCACGCGCATGTTCGCTTTCACGCAGGCGTGCTGCACGCTCGGCTGCCCGTATTTCCGACATCTGCCGGAAGGTCTCCACCTGCAAGGCCGCTTTCTCACGGGCCTGCTGCATACGCTGGCGGTTCATGGCCTCATCTGCATAGAGGCGTTTGTTCAGTCCCGCCTGCTCTTTGTCGGAGAGAACGGCCGCAGCGACCGGGGCATACGGAGGCCGCACGACCGGACCGACGGGAGCGGAGGTGGCGGGAGCCGCCGTATTCAGGTGCAGCGTCATCGTGGCAGCACCCCGGATATTGCCCAAAAGCGTGAGAATCTCCTGCAAGCGTACACGGGCCGCGTCGGTCTTGATGTTTACCTCACGCCCTTTCTCTAAATGAGCGAGGGCCGAGTTGATCTTGCCGATGGAACGGGTGACCGTCCGCTGGGTGTCCATGACACTCTTGACTGCCGAGGCGGCATTCCGTTTCGCCTCGGCCTGCTGCTCGTCCAACTTTTTCTTGCCGACCAATTTGTTGGTCTGGTTGCGCAGCGCACGGCCGTCGATCTTCTCGCCGGGGTTGATGGTCAGCTTGATGCCCTGCGTCAGCTCTTTGATTTCGGTCAGCAGGTTCTTGACACCCTCCAGCCGTTTCTCCGTCTCGCCGGTCCGGATTTCCAGATCGAAGTTGAAATCCTTCTTCTTGCCGTTCTTCCCCCGGAAGGTCTTTTCCACGGCCTGCATCATCTCGTTGATGTTGGTCACGACCGGTGCGAAGCTCACCCGCCCCTTGCTCAGCTTCTCGACGGCATTGGCAAAGGCGGTGACCTGCTCGGTTCCTTCCGTGGCATTGACCTTTATATCGTAATAGACTTCGTAATTCTGCGTTTGAGCCATGAATAGCGTGTTTACATCCGTTGAAAGAATAGCCCTTTTCGGCTGCCGGGGACTGAAAAGGAAAGCCCCGCAGTCACAGGGGCTGCGAGGCTTCGGAAAGCGGATCAGGGAGACGGCGGTTGCAGGGTCAGACGGGAGACGAGCACCTGCTGGTGAAGCCACAACGCCTCCTCGGAAAGCATGGCGAACTCCTCGTCCGTGATGCTGTCAAGATGGACACCCGGAAAGTAGTGGCGGATATAGATCAGCCGCTGACGAATCCGCTGGTCGTCACGTACCGTCCAGGTGTCTATCAGTTTACCAGCAGGCTCTGACGGGTGGTGATGATCTCCGAAAGCTGGGACATCAGACCGAAGAGGAACAGCGATTCGTTGTCTACTAATTCCTTGTCGCCGTCGAGAAAGCAGTCGCGGGCGAGCTGACGCATGGCGTTCACTTCGTCCTTCTTCGATGCCGCCATGAACTTCGAGAACTGCGGGAAGGTCGGTTCGCCCATGTAGGCGACGTAGAACTCCTTCTCGCCGCAATCCGTATCGCCGAACACGACCATCGGATAGACCTTGCGGACTTTCTTCTCGGCCTTCAGCGCGGCCGCCTTCTCCTTAATCTGGGCTTCCTGCTCCAGCGTAAGATTCTTATCTTCCATTTCTGCGTGATATTTGGTTACAAAAAGGAATAGTCGATTTTTGCCAAAGATGGTTAAAATGCAAGAGGTATATAACGCATAAGTCCAATTCTGTTACATCGAAAGTAGTGTTATGCCCCTATTTTATTACAAAAACAGCGGTATTTTACTCCCGTTTTGTGCTTTTATGATTATCTTTGCACACATAAACACTTGAAAATATGTTTGAAAGAAACGCTTTAATAGAATTAAGACAGTGGGCTGCTCGGCCCGGTCACAAGCCGATGGTACTCAGAGGTGCTCGTCAGGTTGGAAAAACTACGCTCGTAGATCAGTTTGCCGCAGAATACGATGTATATCTGAAACTCAATCTTGAAAAAAATACGGATAGACAATTATTCGAATCCGGAATGTCTATGGATGAGTTGATCACAACCATTTATCTACTCAACAATCAAGAACGGAAGGCAGCTCCAACACTCCTCTTTATCGATGAAATTCAGAACTCGCCACAGGCTGTTGCTATGCTGCGTTACTTTTACGAAGAAGTTTCCGGTATTGATGTTATTGCAGCGGGTTCCTTGTTGGAAAATCTCATCGACAAGCACATTACATTTCCGGTAGGACGGGTGGAATACATGGCCGTGCGTCCTTGCTCTTTCAATGAATTTCTCGGCGCAGTCGGAGAACATGGGTTGAAGACGGCACAACAACGCGCTGCCGTGCCGGCTCCTCTCCACGGTAAGGTGATGCGCCTATTCAATACCTATACTTTGATTGGCGGAATGCCCGAAGTAGTAAACAACTATGCAGAGCATCAGGATATAATTTCATTGAAGCATATCTATGAAACATTACTGACCGGATACCGGGACGACGTTGAAAAATATTCCGCAACGGAGACCATGAGAAATGTCATCCGCCATATTCTGAATGCAGGCTGGATATATGCGGCACAACGTATTACATTTGAAAAATTCGGAAACTCGCTATATCGCTCTCGTGAAATGAGCGAAGCATTCCGCACACTGGAAAAAACGATGCTGCTCGAACTGGTCTATCCCATGACTTCGGTTGTAGTTCCTTTGGCTCCGGAGCCGAAACGCTCCCCGAAGTTGCTATGGCTGGATACCGGATTGGTCAATTATGCCGGGGGAATCCAAAAGGAATTGGTGAACATCCCTGATATAAGCGATGCGTGGACGGGACACATTGCAGAACAAATCGTCGGACAGGAATTATTGAGCACCGATAATCTATTTTCCCACAAACGCTATTTTTGGGTGAACGGGACTGGATCGGAAGCCGAAATCGATTTTGTAATACAGTACGATGGAAAGATTATTCCTATCGAAGTAAAATCCGGACACAACTCACGTCTACGGTCGTTGCACCAATTCATGGAAAAAGCACCGCACGACATGGCAGTACGATTCTGGGGAAATCCATTTTCTATTGACGAAGTTGTTTCACCGAAAGGTAAACGGTTTCGGCTTTTTAATCTTCCGTACTATTACGCTGGGCAGATAAATGAAGTTTTACAAAAAAATATATGATATGAAAACATTGCAAGAATATTACGCAATAATAGACAGTAGTGAATTTGATGGGTTGACAGACGAATCTGTCATCGGATTGTTACCAAAATTATCCCCAGATGATGCGGATTTCAAAAACACTGTTTTGGAAAATACCGCTTTTCTGATCCGTAAATCATTGAATATTCAAGAAGATCCAGAAAATAGGACAGTAAGAGGCTTGTCATGGAGATATCAAGGCAAAAATGTAGATGAACAGGGAAATGAAACAAATTTCTATGTTCCGGATGTGATGGCATTGACTCAGCAGGATTATGAGTATTTTGAGCAGCGTTTCCTGACGTGTTCAGGGTTGTTTCCTAAGACCGAGTATGGATTACTTGTCTATTTCGGCCAAAAAACGCCATACTCGAAACGTAACGAGTTTAAGAAAGAGTTGGCTGATAAATTAATGGCACTGGCTCGAATCTATTGGGGCAAGGCTTTGCAGGGAGGCGAACGAAATTACAATTTCCAGATTTACTTTCCTATATTGCGGACTGCTTTTGCTATTTACCAGGGAGCCAAACTCACAACTGATAGAGATACCGTGTGCCAAGAAGTTATACAGCATCATGCTGATTGGGATATTACGCGTAAAGATACATTACGGGGTATCCTTGATTTTACAAGTTTAATGGCTGAATATTTTCCGGTTTTTAAGACTAAAATTGATTTTGAAAATATCATAACCAAAAATTTAACGGCTGCACGGGAAATCGAAAAGTCATATACATGGGGAGCGATATATATAGTAGATAGCTGTATAGGAATTCGCCAGAAATTGAATGCGGATTCCAAAGGCTTATTAAGATATAAAGCTAAATTATTTGTAAAAATGGTATCCGAGCGTTCGGAGAGTTTCGTCCGTTTACAATTCATTGAAACGGCTTTACGCATATATCAAAGTTTGGATGATACTGCAAAAATAGAAGAATTGGAGGCAGCTTATACGGCTACACGAGCAACGATTGAGATGGATCATGAAAAACTCTTTGAATATCCGGATGAGTATGTTCAACAAAGGACTCGCATAATACAAGAATTAATTCAGGATGCCGATGATGTGACCATAACAACCAATATCGCAACTAATGTTTGGTTCAGTAGTATTGAGGATATCCGGCAAATGGCAAACAATATTGAACAACAAAGCCTGCTTGCGACAATGACTACCACCAAAATACTGGATAAATACGGTAATACGATAGATAATTGTACCTCTGAAGAAGAAATACAGGAGATGCACTTTTGGGAGAGTTTTGGTTTCTCCTTTCAAGTCGGTGTTGCATCATTACATGAATACATCATTGAAGCCTACAAAGCTGGAAAATTTACCTATGCGAACCTATTATCTTATTTAGAGTCTACATGGTACAATGAACCGATAATTCACACATACCATGGAAAAGATTTTGAACTCCGTATTTTGGATGTACTGAAACCAGGGTTGAAAAAATGCTTTGAGGAACTGGATTACGCTTTTAGAGACTTAGAAAACAATCATTATGATTATGTGATTGTTGTAGACACTCTTACGCTTAAAATAGAAACAATTCTACGATTTATGTGTGAAAAATTAGGCATTGCCACATTCAAGACAAGGAATAAAGGAGGTGAAAAACTTGTTATGGAAAAACTATTGGATGACATGTTGAGTGACTTGCAGGATACCCCGCAAATACCGACAGGATTCAGTGAAGCGGATCGTTTAATGCTTAAATATACACTTACACCTAAAGGTCATAACCTTCGGAACAGAGTCGCTCATGGACTTATGGATCTGTGGGAGTATTCATTTACCGATGTCGTTATTTTATTGTACTTGATTATCAAATTAAGCACATACAAATTTACTTCTCATATAAACTAACATACAACTTGAAAATAGCCAGGACTATTCCTGGCTATTTCCCATCTCTATAATAGTCTCTTATTCGTTCTTTCAATACATTACGAGCAATAGCTCCGACTTGCCGCCCAACCTCCTTACCGTCCATGAAGAAAATCACCGTCGGTATGTTCCGAATGGAATACCTTAAAGCTATATTGTTGTTCTCTTCCACGTCACATGCGGCGATAACCGCCTGTTCCTTGTAAGTTTCCGCTAACTCCGCAACCATCGGTGCCAACGCCTTGCATGGACCGCGCCACTCGGCGCCGAAATCGTCCATGAGTGGTTTCTCCGTAGAGAGCAGCTCATCAAAGTTCTTCTCTATCGCTTGTATCATAATCATTCGTTATAGGTTATACTCAAACTGGCGGTATGAAGGTAGCATATAGCAATCAGGCATTTGAATACTGGTTCCTGTTGCACTATAACCTGTTTCAAGGACCGATGCACCGAAACCTGTACGCCGAAAAGCTGAGCGGATTGCTGGGTATAGCATATAGCAAGGACGCAGGATTCGCAAGTCAGCTATTTCGCGTGCTTGCCAACAAACAGGACCAAGCGATCCGGAATGCTAAAGCCATCATGCGCCAAATGGAAAACGTTCCGCCGACACAAGCGGAATCATCCACAACAGTACATCTCCTTGTCGAAGAGTTGAACAAATACATATAACTGCCGATACGAAAACAATTGCCGAGAAATCAACTCGTTATCACTGAATTTGCATCATTATCACAATGTATGATAATGATGCAATGTTTTTGAAATTACAATCCTCGGCAGAACTGATGTTGTACAAACTTACCGCACTTTTGAAAATTTGTGGTGAGTTTGTACAGTCCTCACAACGTGAGGTGGCAACTATAATATAATGGCTGAAATTGAAAAATATCGCCGCTGTATGTAAAATTCCTGCATATAGCGGCGATATGATTAGATTTTTACCAATTTACCTTCGATGCCGCAGCGTTCCAGCACTGCGGTATTTTCTTTGTCGAAAGCAATCAGGCAGGACGGAGCGCCCGCCGTGCCTCCCTGCCCACCTGTCACATGATAGAAACTCAGCCGTCCTTTGATAAATAGAATGGAATCCGCATTCGGAAACACCAGTTCGTGGAATAACCTTGTGTCTGTTCGCGCAAAAGTCAAAGCAATGGCATTGCGGTGTTCCACGCACCGCCTGATAAATTGTACGATGAGTGCCGTGTCATACGGAGGGTTGCAGAACACGCGCCCGAACCATTGCTGTTTAAGCCCGTCATCCTCGATGGTATAATGGTGTGCCGCCGTATTCCACGGCCGGTTCACGGGAGCGCAAGGATCCAAATCGAACGACCCCAACCGCCGCAGAATATGTGGCGGTGTGAGCCATTCGTTTTTCCCTGTTGAGGATTTTCCTTCAAAGGTCACATCCATAGCTTCCCCTAAATGGTATCCCCGTCTCCGATCTGAATATCGAAGGGATTGAGGTCGAACTCGTGCGTGATATTGGTATCGTCCTGACTGCTTTCCATGCCGTCCTCGCTGAAGATACAGCCTTTCAGCGTGACGGTGGTGGTCGTCCAGTCGTCGCTGGCCATCGGGTTGGCGAACGAGATGATCAGGTCGAACTCTCCGATGTCCATCAGACTGCCGTAGGTCGAGCGCAGGGTCTGCTGCGTGGCATAGTCCATCGTGATGCTCGCCGTGTAGGAGATGTTTCCGAAACCCCGGCTGACGGGCTTCCCGCCCAGACCATAGTTGGGCTCTATTTTGCGTTTCTTGCTCCATTTGATACCCGAAACGCCTTCGAGCACGGTGGAGCCTTCCTCGATTCCCAAAGCCGTACTGGCTAAGGTAATCATCGACCAAGAGTATGCGACGTTGTTTATGATTGCCATGTTTTCATCTATTTAGCAGTTAGTGACAAGCCCTCTTCGACATAGATTTTCACGGCTACGCCGACAGGTACGATGACATAGCTGATGCGCAGCGTATCGTCCACCAGTACGTTCTGGTTGGGGTCGATGGTCACAGCATAGCCGCTGATCTCCTGCGCTGCCTGCATCTTGGCCAGAATGTCTCCGATCAGAGTCTTGAAGGCCGTGATTTTCGAGGGCGCGAGAAAACCCGTTGCCGGGTTCACCATCAGAGGGCTGTGCAGATACGGCAGCAAGGCTTCGCGCACGGCACGGCGGCTCTTGTTGATGGTACGGTTGCGGGCGATGGTGCGGTAATCCCCGTTGGAACAAGTCTGGTCCTTGGAGATATAGATGCCGTTCTCCCTGCCCGAATACTTGATGGGGAAAATGTAGCCTTTGTCATCCAGCTCGTCCAGCAGCACCGGCGAGAGGGATTCGTACAGGTTGGTCGATACGAACTCGTCTTCGGCATCGAGCGTGAGGTCGCCGAACCCGAGCTCGATCTGCTGGAAGTCGTCGGTAAAGAGGTTGAACTGCCGCACCCAGGCGATAGACTCGTGGACGCTTGCCTTGGCAAGGGCGCCCATGACAGCACCCAGAAAACCGACCGGCGTATGGTTCGGATTGCGGTACTGGATCGTCGCGTTCTGGTCGTTTCGGGCCTGTCCGAAGATGACGCTGGTACGGGACGATTCGCAGATAGCTGACGGAATACGGTTCAGGTCGATGACCTTCGCCTCTTCCGTGTCGCCGCCCGTGTTGGCAGGATTGGCGCACAGCACCACGGACAGGGGCTGGTTCAGCTCGGCCAGAGCCACCGCCTTGCCGTTGATGCCTTTGACGAGATTCAGGTTGTATTTCTCCTGCTCGCCGTTGAGTTTCCACAGCGGCTGCTCGGTCCAGATACCCACCTGCGAGATAAGCCCATCGGCGGCACGCTGCATCACGTCGAGGGCGTCCCAGTTCTCGGAGCAATCCGCGAACATGACGTACAGTCGGCCCGGACCGTCGATGTTGCCGCTCATGCGGAAGAACTCGCGGATGTGATAGGCCGGAATACCGAACAGGAAGTTTTCGTTCGTCTCTTCGTCGGGGTCGCACGCGACACGCTCCTTGATGCCGAAGTCCTGCACGGAGGATTTACGGCTGGTGATGCAGAGAACGTCGCCCAGAGCCACGTTCGCCTCGTTGCTTTTCCCGTAGCCGGCGGTAAAAAGGTCGGGCTGCCCCGATACGTCGAACAGCAGGCCCGTGATTTTCTCGTTGCTTGCGGATGCGGCATACGGCAGATTGCCGTCCACATCCTTGATGATTACATTGCCTAATGCCATATCGCCTGCGTGTTATGATTTGTAATAGGGATTCTTGTAGAGGATGGCCTTGCCCCGGATGGCCGGAGCGGTCTGCGGCGTGTACATGCTGCCGTCGGCATCGATGTAGAGTTCCTTGTAGTCGGGGAACTTTCCGAGGATGGCCAACGCCGCGGCAGGGACCTCGGCCGCCGCTTTCGGTGCCTGTTCTTTCTTCGGGGATTTTTCGGGTGCCGTATCTTTCTCCCTGGTCGCTGCCGGCGGTGCGGCTACTGCCGTTTCCGGATGGGCGGTATCTGTTTCGGGAATGGTCGTTTGAGTCTTTGCCATAGATATTGCGGTATGAAAAAGGGGAATGGAGTATGGTGTCCATCCCCCGCACGGTTATTATTCGATGATTCGGTAAAGGGTTATGCCGTTTTGGTATAAGCCGTATGGACGACGATCTCGGCAGGCTTGACGATGTTCACGTCCATCTTCATGCGCATCTGGAAGAAGAAGAGCTCCGAGTTGGATTGCAGACGGTCCACCTTCAGAACCTCGGCGTCGTTGGCGTAATCGACACCCATCCACAGGTTGGAGTCCATGCCCGACGTGAAGTTGCCCATGACGATGGTGTGCTCCGGCACGCCCGTGATCGGGATGATACGCTTGCCCTTGAAGCGGTAGCGGTTCACCTCGCTGTTCTCGGAGTATTTCACCATCTTGTCGGTGATATACTGGTCGTAGGCGTCCCACGCTTCCCATCCCATGACGATGCTCAGCCCCGACCGCTTGCGGATCTGCTTGGGGCATTTCTTCCACATCGAGTAGAGGGCCGCCTCTACCGCAGCGCCGTCCTTGAGCTCGGTCGTACCGGAGACGATGCACTGGCCGCCCGCGACGGTCCGGGCATCGGTGGCGTTCACGTTGTCGATGATGCGCTTGATGACCCCGTCGAAGTATTTCTCCTTACCGGCTCCGATCTGCACGGCACCGGCGGGAGCCGTGATGCCTGCGGCAGCCGCACCGCCCTTGGCCGAAGTCCAGATGGCATTGCCGATGAACTCGTTTTTCTTGTCCATCAGCAGGCGCAGCATCGTGGCCTGCAACTTGGGGTCAAGCTCTCGGAAGACGAGGTTGCCCGTCGGCTGTGCGAATTTCCAGTACGCCTCGAAATCGCGCGGGTTGAATTCGAGGTAAACCATAAACTCGGCGGGTTCGAGATGGCGTTCCGTGAACTGGTATTCGTTCTCGCCGTTCTCGCCTTTGGCCCCGTGCGAACTCTGGGGTGTGGGGACGTTGTCCTGAATGATGTCTCCCAGCCGGATGGCGGGAAGAGTGTACTTGTGCTGGATGCCGGACTTGATGTGGATCAGCCCCTCGCGGAAGGTGTCGTTGCCCTGCGCCGTATAGGTGAGCAGGTCTTCCAATACCTCTCCGGCATAGCCGTTCTGTAAGAAAGTTACTGTATCTGCCATTGTGTTAGTGATTTTCTGGGTTAGAATCTCGGCCGCGAACAGGGAGCATCGACTCAAAGCGGTAAACCACTTCCGGCAAATCAGTTTATGTGTATCGGGGTGGCGGGATGGTACGTCTCCCGTCGGACGGGGCTATTGCAGCTTCTTGAAGGCGAAGTCCTTGCCCACGACGGCTTCGACCTGTTCGGCCATCTTCTGACCGGCACTCTTCAGGGCGTCGGCGGCCGCTTGGGCGTTGCCGGGGTCGGTGGCGATCTGCTCGCTGATTTTCTCTCGCGCGGGAATCGAACCGATGGTGTCCTGCACCAACTGGAAGTTCGTGGCGGCCATCTCTTTCCAGCCGGGCACCGCATCCGCCTCGATCTTGCCTTCGTCCACGGCTTTCTGCAAGAAGCTCTGGATGGCACTCGCTTGGGCATCGGCTTCTTTCTGCTCATAGGCCTGCAACCGGGCGGTTGCGCTGTCGAGGTCTTTCTGGAGATTGCCGATGGTGGCGTCCTTGCCGGCAATCACGGTCTTGGCGTCGCTCAGGGCTTTGTTCGCCTCGGCTAATCGGGCTTCCACACCGGTCAGCTCCGAGATGCGGGAGAGCACGTCCTTGATCTCGTTCTTCTCCTGCATGCCGAGTGAGGCGACCACCGCGCTGTATTCCGGGGATAATGTTTTCTCTTCGTTCATGGATTTGTGATTAAGTTTCGTATTAAGAATAGCGGTTTTCTCGCCCGACGGGTGATTTTCATCCGTGAGTGAGGGAATGCGGCTCATCACGGCCTGTATGGCGGCCGCGTCCGTGATGCCCGACAGGTCGGCCCGCACCTTGTCCCGGAGCTGCTTGCAGGTTTTGAGCACATGGCTTTCGGGGATGATACCCGCCTTAACGGCAGCCGCAGCATCGAAGAATGTCCCGTCCTGCCCGGCAGCCCCGTCCATGATGGCCCGGACTTTCTCGCGGCTCAACCCGAACCGCTTGCGGTAGATGGTCTCGATCTGCGCCGTGAAGGCTTTGACCAGTTCGGATTGCTCCCCGTCGTCTTCGTCAGGCAGGAACGGGTTATGAATCATCAGAATGCCGTAATCGCGCATGAATGATTTGTTCCCGGCAGCCCAGATGACGGAGCCCATCGAGGCGGCCATGCCTTCGATGACGCATTCGGTGGGCACCGAGGCGTTCTGGATGGCGGCATAGACCGTCATGCCGTGCAGTACCGAACCGCCCTCCGAGTTGATGAGCACTCGGATAAGGGACGGACGCACGATGTTCTCCAAAAAGTCGAACGCCTCGCTGAACCGCCCGGCACTCTCTTCCGTGATACGGCCGAAGAAGCGGATGGAAGCCGGATGCCCGGCGCCCGACTGACAGACGATATGTTCAAAAGTTTCCGTGTTCATCTTTTCCTTTGGGTAAGAATAGCTTCGCTCGCGTGAAATGGTTTATAACCCGGCTTCGGAGCCGTTCGGGGCATCCTCGGCAGGCTTTTCCGCTTCGGGGTCTTTTTCCTCCTCCGGCAGGTCCGGCACATCGACCGACGGCTCGAATCCCGTAACCTTTTCGTAGGTCGGCTCGGCATGATGCCCGTGTCCCGCCGTATCGTGTTGCGGGGCATCGGCATGTTGCGTGAAGGGCGGCATGACTAAGTAGCGCTCGACCCAGTTCCGGTATTTCCAGGCGGAGGATTCCCGGAACCAGACTTCGTAATCCACCCAGTACGCCTGCAACATGTTGGTCGTCATAGGCATGTCGAAGTAAAGGAGATTGCACCGCTCCGTGAGTGCCGGTTCATGGCTTTTGGCATCCTGAATGGCGACGTTCAACCGCTGGAAAACGATGAACGGGTCGCATTCCCGCTCCGGGTCAGTGTGATTGAGCGTATTGAGGATGAAACGGATGCGCATGGTGGCGCGACCCTCGCCGATGCGTTGCTGTTGCACGAGGTAACGCACGTTCACGAAGCGGATGAAGATGGCCGGAAAGGCGATTTCCATCTCCAGATTCTCACTGCGCACGATGCGGGAGAACTGCCCCGTGTCGATCATGACGGTCTTGAAAAATGGCGGACTTTGCGGCTCTTCCGGATGCTCCCGCAGTGTGAGGATGGCCCGACGGACAGCCTGATACATGTTCACGAACGGATTCTCCGATACGGGTTCGGGCACGGCGACCGCAGGTTGTTCCGCTTTCGGAGCGGAACCGTTTACGGGTGGATTATATGGTTTCTTGTCTTTGATCATGGGTTCGGAAAGGGAAATCCCCGGAACAGGATGGGGATAAACAGTTGGTTGACGGTATGGTTCAGTTTGGGGTTGATGCCGATAAACTGCCGGTGTTCGGGCCGACGGCTGCTATATTGGTTGACCGTATAGAGTCCCAAGGCCGGATCGGTATTATGGACGGCGGCGTAGCTCTTGGAAGCACCGCGTTTTCCCGGCTGCTTGAAATTACTCGCCTTGGTACGGATGGCGTAACGGGCTCCCCGGCGAAAAATCTTCTTCCGTTCGCCGTAGCCACGCTGGGTGATGTTGGTGTGGTCCATGCGGTCGGCTTCCCCGGTGATGGAGCGCGACAAGGTCCCGGTGTCGTTCATCACGGGATGGGTGAATTTCCTGCCCCAGCGGGATTTGCGCTCCGGCCACGGCTTGCCGCTGCCGTAAAAGCCGCCTTCGGCAAAGCTGCTGCGGAACCGGCTCTTGGAGTATTCGCCGGCCATCGTCACGAAGTCATGGGTGTTGAACTCCATCTTGTTAGGCAGATACCGGCCGTTGCCTTTCGGTGCCCACTGCTCGCAGAATTGTTCGAGGGTGATTCTCATGGCTACGGGTTGGTGTCGGGTTGTTTCACGCCGCGGGGATGGCCGTAACGCTTGTAGTATTCCTCGTCCGACATGATGCCCCGGTCGGACGTGCTTTCGCCGCCGACTACACCGCTTCCGCCACCCATGCCGGGTATCACGTTGAGCTGCTTGCCCACGACGATGCCGAACTCTTTCTCGATTTCATCCGCCGCCACCTCGTACTTGTCCGTGATGAGCGAGTAGAGCTTGATGCGGTCCTCGTTGTTCATGTCGATGCGGTTGGAATACTTGAATTCCAGCCCGGCGGGGATATAGCCCATCGCCACGAGTCGGGGAACGATCTGCTCGTTCATCACATTCTCGATGTAGCGTCGGTACACCTCGATACGGTCGCGGAAGATGTCCTGATGCGCCTTGGTGGAACCGACATACGACTGCATGCCTCCGGCCATCGATTCGGAGCCGAGGATAAGGTTCGAGACCTCCTTGTTGGCGAACTGGATCAGGCCGGTATATATCTTCTCGCTGTTGGACATGGTGAAGGTCTTGATGTCCACCTCGTCTTCCAACCCTGTCACGATGACTTTGTTCTGGGCGGCGTTGGAGATGTCCTGCGCCAGACGCTTGCGGTCCATGTTGTTTTCGCTGACGGTCTTTCCGTGGATGATGGGCTGGCCGTAGGTATGACTGAAATTGACGTAGTTGGCAACCGTGAACTTTTTGGCGAGAATCAGCGGCGTCGTGGCCGAGAAAAGCCCCAGGTCTCCCGTTTTGATGAGCACATAACGTTTCCTATAGGCGGCCGAGCGGATGTCCCAGTGCGGGAGCCACAGCCCTTGTCGCTTGACGACGATGCCCTGTTCAGGCAGGACGTTGCGGCGTTCGATGCTGTTCACCTCTTTCAGACGCCCTGTATCGGGGTCGATACCCGGCATGATTTCCAATAGCGTATAACCGTAGAGTTTGGCCTCGATGATGCCTTTGATAATTTTGTCGAACTGTGAGCCCTGTATCTTCTGGCTCTCTTTCACATCCTTGACGTATTTTCCCTTGTCATTCAGGCGGGCGAGCATATAGCGGTCTCCGAGTATCTGGCTTTCGAGCGTCTCGATGACCGCACGGATGTGCGCGTCCTGTTGCAGGCACGCATCGTACAGGTCGATCAGACGCGCCCGGTCGTCGAGGATAGTCCCCAGCAGCATGTTCGAGTGCACCGAACGATAGCGGTTGTGCCGTTCGATTTCCCGCACGTATTCCTGAATCGTTTTTTTCGACGTGTGGAATATGCTTTCGAGCAACTCGTGGTTAAATGTTCCTTCTTCCTGCATTTTTTTCGGGTTTCAAAAAGAATAGTTCGAACCCGAAAAAATGGGTTATCCGACCCCCTCGGACCATACGGACAAAGCAGCTCCGATATGTTCGGTTTACCATACAAAATAGTCGGACGGTTACTTACAGATTTTCGGCCGGTTTTTGCGTCTGAAAGTTAATTGTAAATACCTATGTATGAATTATTAACGATAAAATTTATCGGCAAATTTATAGTCAAAATCGAGCCGAAAAGTATATATTTGCCTGCAAAATTCAATGTTTTGAGAAAATGAGAAGAATAGAAAATCATCAAGGGTTCAGACTTCGGTTCGGCGAGTTTCCGGATTTGCTGTTCACCGCCACTGATACCCGGACTTATTTTGACATGACACACTTCCTGCAATCCATGAAGCTGGAAGCAGAAGAAAAGATTGCTGAATTTACCGCAGGCTTCGCCTTGTGGATAGACCATTTAGGCAAGATGTACGGCATACCGCCGGACGAACGTTTCGCCGTCGATGCCACTACGGGGCATTCCCTGGCGGAAGAGTCTTTCGCCCTGCCGTTCCTCTGCTGTGCAGACCCGGTGTTCGGCGTGTACCTGCTGGAGAGCATGTCGCAGATGCTGCTGACCGGAATCGCGTGTTCCGATTCCTACATCCTCATGCAGGCACAGCAGCGGTTCACCCATGAAGAACTGCTTTCCACCCCAAACACCGATGAGCTATGAAAACGAAAGGTCCATTTTTACCGTCGAAGCAGTTGCTGGTCTTCAACGGGGCGTATGTACTCATCGCCGTGGTGCGCTCACTGCACAGTGCGGCGGATTTTTCAGGCATCAACCTCCAAAGCATATCGTTCTCCTGTACCGGGAAATATGTCGCTACCGGAGGCTTCTATTTTCGGCACGCGCATCCCGATGTACAAATCGATCTGTCGGACCTCGACAACCTGACTTTGCAGGAGTACGACCGTTTGTGCGGTGTGGAACGCCGCTATTTTACCGTGCGTGAGACCGCTCACAAGCGGCAGGCGTATGAGGAGCGGCGCAAGGAGTTCCGGAAATTCTGTAAACAACGTGATTTAGAAGAGAAAGAGAATGAAAAATAATACAAGATGAAAAGCAATACGATACCATGTGAAGAGTACCCGGTCAGGGTGCTGTTCAACGATGACAAAACCTTGGCATGGGTGAATCTGCATGACCTCTGTAAAGTATTGGGGCGCGAGGAGATGCTGACCGACAAGGCGGCCATCCGCCAGTTACCCTCCAGTATTCAGATCCCGTTTCGCAAGAAAGGACGGGAGATGTGGGCCATCAGCCCTTACGACGTCTATAAGTTGCTCCGACCCATACGGCGCGAAAACTCCATCGCGGCAAAGAAGTGTGACGCGGTGGAGACGTGGATGAACGAACTTTTAGAAGAGGCGGCCATACAGTCGGCCAAAGCGACGCAACCCACACAGCTGGGAGACGTGGTGTTCAGCTATCAGGACCATCCGATCTCTTTCCGCGCGGCCAACAATAAGATGATGATAAACGCCACGCAGATGGCCCGCAGCTTCGGCGTGTTGCCGGCAGAGATTCTGCGCAAGGCGGATTTCGTCCGCTATCGCCAGCATTTGGTCGAGAAGGGCATTTCGGAAAGCCTCGACAGCCAAATATTCACCACGCGCGGACGTAACAACGGTGCGACATGGATCGACGAAGAGCTGGCGATGGAGTTCGCCCGGCAGTTGTCGCCGGAGTTCTCGCAATGGTGCAACACGAAAATCAACGAACTGATGACACGGGGCTATGCCACGCTGGAACCCCGACCTGAAAGCGGCATGAGCACCACCGAGAATCTGCCCGTGCCGCAAAGTCTCGACGAGGCGCAGCAGTTGATCGACGCCCAGCGGCGGGAGATACACCTGCAACAGGAACGCATCGATGCCGATTCCTACAAGGTGGAATTCTACGACAACCTAATCGAGGGACGGGACTTCTATTCGACGACATGGCTCGCGCAGGAACTTGGCACGACACCCCGACTGTTGCACCAGTTCCTTGCCGAGAAAGGCGTCTGCAAATTCTCGAAAAACCAGTGGGTAGCCTTCATGCCGTATCGAAGCTGGCAAATCGATATGCCGTATTACTGGAACAACCTGCGCACCGGCAAGTGCTACGCGGCAGGGACACGGAAGCGGTGGAGCAAGATCGGCCGTGACCGGATTCTCGAACTCTGGAACAGGGAACCGCCTAAACGCCCCGAACTGCCGTCCGGACGCCGCAGGGTGGAGAACCCGTACAGCCATCTGACGGAAGGCGTGGATTATTTCACACCCACGCAACTCGCTCGCGCAATCGGCATTTCGGCCAGCCGCATGAGTAAGTTTCTGGAAGATAGCGGTATTTGTCGGTTCGTGAAAAAGCAATGGGCTGTCCTGCCTGAATATCGGGAGTGGCAAATCGACGTGCCGTACTACTGGACAAATCCCAAAACGCAGAAACGATGGGCGTTCGGCACCCGGAAACGGTGGACGCTACTCGGTCGGGAGAGAATCATCGAATTGTGGAACAGAAGGAATGCCGGACAACAACCGGAAGAGACAGTATGAGCAAGGAACTGACCGAGAAGATTTCAAGAGCCACGGGGCGCTATCCCGTGAGTTGCGACTGTCCCCGTTGTCGGAGACAATGCCTGACGCCATGTCTGGGCACACCGGAAGACATCTGGCGGCTGATAGAAGCCGGATATGAAGGACGGCTGCGGATTACATTCTGGGCTGTCGGTATGCTGGTCGGAGCCGTACCGTTCCCGATACTGATGGTGCAGGCCCTCCAGACGGAACACGGCTGCGTGTTCTGGAAAAACGGGCTGTGCGAACTGCATGACCTGAAGCTCAAACCGACGGAAGGGCGCCTGTCGTATCATGTCCTTACGGAAGAGAACCTCAATTTCGAGAAATCGCTGACGTGGAACGTAGCCAAAGAATGGATCAACACGGAAAACATTTCTTTCATCGCCCGCATTCTGCAACGCATCGTAAAATGAAAGCCGTATGAAACACAAAGGGAAAAGCAACAGTACATTCCGGCATCCGAAACAGGTGCTACTGTTCGGACACACGCGCATACTGGTTGCCATCTTCAAGTCGATGCAGTCGTGCGCCGAAATCACCGGAACATCCGTCAAGACGGTTAGCCGGGCCTGCAAAGGCGAATATGCGCAGGCGGCGGGATTCTATTTCCGGCGGTTACATCCGGACGTGGAGATTGAAATGGCAGACCTCGACACGCTTCCTCTGGAGGAGTACGACCGGCTCTGCGGCGAGGTGCGCCGCTACCTACCCAAGGAGCAGGTAAAGGCTTTCAGGGAGAAGTTCGAGCAAACCTACAGGCATAGAAAAAGACTCGATGGAGGCTGACCGATAACTATTTCCGGTTCTATAAATACAGAAAAGTAAGATGCAGTAATATATTATATATACTATACTACTATCTTACTTTTCTTTTTATCTACTGAAAGAAAAACATAGCGAACCCCTTTAGGGGTGAGCATTAAAGGGTATAAATAAACACTGGAGCGTAGCGGAAGTGCTTTATTTATACCCTCCACCTTGCTTCTTCTTTAGAAGAAGATAGAGAATACCGATACAGAAATCCAAAAGAGTTATTTCTCGGCAACTTAAATCTATCTCTTGAATTTCAAGTAATTGATTCAATATAATCACAAATGGTTTCTATGTCATTTTGCAATTCGTCTGGAGTATCTACATAGCGATTCTCATGTTTTTCTCTAATATCGTAAGATACTGGTACGTCAAAACTTCCAGTTTGATTAAACTCATCCGCCAATAGTTTCCAATGTACCGTTATTTTCTCCGTTGGATAAACAGGTTTTACAAATATTGGTTTAGTCGCAATATTATTACTACCTACCAGCAAGTCTCTGCCTTTCAAAAGTACGTTTTTTTCTTCCTCATCGATGTAGGTTGATGATGGATGGGGAATTTCAACTCCAAACACACTATTCATCTTCTTATTATTGCTTCGGATTTCAGTTACGTCATTTCCGAAGTAAAATGTTATTTCAAAACATTTTAACGAAGGTATTCCGATATTTTCCAAATAAAACTGAATAGGATAGAAACTTTTATTTATCTCGCCTCGAACTATTTGAACAGAAGTGGCTTGAACTACATTGCGGTTAATATTTTGGAAATCTGCAATAGCAATTTGAAATGGCGACATCCCTAATAAAGGGTTGTTTGCCAATGATTTTGGTTGCTCCTTTAATTTGTATGAAATTCTTTTTTCTTCAAATGTAGGAGATAACATCTCTACATTTCCCTCGAAAAAATATCCGACTTCTACCTTATATTGAACTTTTTGTAATAATTCTAACTTTGCTTTTAGTAAATCATTTATCAACCAAATAGCAAAAGGAATATTTATGATAGCTAAAATTATGACTATAATCCAGTTATATTCACCTTGCGTCACCTCAATCCCCCATGAATGTTTTCCGGAAGTAACATTATATGTTATTTTGAGAGCACTGAACCCAACCAAAACTAATGTGTCCAGTGTTATGAAAGCCCTAAATGGTCTTGTTTTCCAATAGATTGAAAACAAAGATTTTATGAAGTCAAGAATTTTATCAATCATTGTTATATAATTCAATTTATCCCTTTAACGGATAACGGGACAGTTGTTCCTTCCGTTTCTCCTGTAACTGTAAGGCAAGTTCTCTTATACTCGCTTCATCCGTGGAATAATTACCGGATCTGGCCCGCTTTATATCTCTCCGTCGTCCCTTATCCGTTGTCCTACAAACCTTCCAGAACTCTTTCAGGTAATAATACACGCTCTCTTCAGAACGGGAAACAGGACCGACACCCAGTTCGTTCAAAAGATACCTCCGGAGTTCCTCCATCGGTTCCCGATACCGGGAATAGTTCCCGTTATTGAAATACTTCGCACCTTTGGTCTTGCCTTGCTCGATAGTCCTGCATACCTCCCAGAACTCGTCCAGGTAGTAGTAGCCTTTTCCTGCCGGAGCCAGATAATTGACCGGCTCGATCCGCTTGTAAAACCCGTTCCAAAGGACACCGGCCTTTTCCAGCTCTTTCGCCAGTTCCTCACGCTGTCCCACGTTGATAGGCTCCAACTGGTAATCTTCTGCCGGGCCGACAACCTCCCGCAGCGAATAACGCACCGGACCGTCTTCCAGTTTCATACAGTACATGACAATCCGTCCCTTGGCATCGATTTCCCGAAACACACCGTAACCGATTTTCTGACCCAATACGCTGATTTGGTACTGGACATTCTCTTTGGGTGTTTCGCGCGGTCTGAGTCTGTTGCGCCACCGGTTCCAGACCAGCCCTTCCCTGTAAAGAGCCCGTTGCAGGCGGAGAACCGTCTCCTTGTCGGCGATTTCCAACGAGGTATAGTCGAAACATCCGGAAGCAACGTCCAGTTCATCACCTCTGATCGAGACGTACAGGCACACGGATTGATTTACGCCCACTGTTTCGACAATCCCTGAAATCCCTTGCCCCACAAGGTTCACGACATCACCGCGTCGGGGCGTATCCGTCTCGAACCATTGTCGGAACTCTTCGTATGTTACAGGCAACCGTTTGTCGGGTGTCGCGTCGATAGAGACGACAAAGCGTCGCTGGGCACAAAACTGCGCTATGGCCAGTTCATGTGTCTCATTCTTCGGTCTGTAACATCGGAAGAAATCATGGATTGCCGACTTGCTTTTACTCATCCGGTATTTGCATCTATAAATTATATACAGGTTTACTTTAGGCAAAGATAAAGATTATCGGGGAAATGCGGGCTTAAATTATCAATTTTCTTTTTAGGGAAACCTAATAAAAGTTTCGACAAAAAATTCGATAATTCATTAGCGCACAAATTTCTATGCAAGACTGTATATGCGACCGTCTGCTTTAATGCCCCATTTTGGAATGTTTTAATAAACAAGATTCTCCGCATAACCGTGTCTGCCATAATATGAAATGACAATCGTCAAGAGGATCCGATAATGCAAAGCCGGCGGGTAAATGGATTCTTGCAAAGTCTGTCTATGACCGGACGGCTTCTCCCGCTACAAATCCTGTTCTGTTTTGAACGAATAATCCCCCGAAACTGTGCCAAACTTTGAACAAAAAAGTCAGAGCCAAAAACGGGACTTGAAAATCAGGCCGTAGGGCGCGTATCGAATCCGCACTGGGGGTAGTACCCACCCCGTTCTTTTCAAAAATTATTAGTGTATTGTTATTCAGTGTCTTAACTCCTTCACTTTGTAGAAAAGTGAAACTAAAAGTCTATAAATAGACCTTTGTTTCTTTCGGATTGAAAGCAAAAATTTTTTCACCATTGTTTTTAGGTCGTTTTTAACTGGCAAATAATTGACTGTCAATATATATAGTTTTTCTTTCATTCTGTTTTTGAACGTTGAACCCCGATTTTTTTGAAAAAAATTTTTCACTTTTTTACAAGTGGCTGATTTTCAATTGAATAAAAATAGCCCTCGCGCGCGGGCGTTCACTCTCATTTTAGAGCCGTTTTTTCAGTCGGACGAAAAAAATTATTTGGAGGATTGAAAAATTTGTTTTAGAGTTGAATTGAACCCGAAAGGGAAACAGCCCCGACAAACAGACGGGGAAAACAGAAACAAAAAATATACAGACTTTCAAAAGCGACACAACCGCAAAAAGTCTGTAAATAGTAAAAACAGAAAAAAACTATCAATTAAGAAACAGACAGCAAAAACCGCAACAGCGAGAAACAAAGAGCATTTTTTGTGGGAAACCTATTTTTTAGCTCGGACAAACAAAAATTCGCCTGTTCGCTTTGGAGCGATTAAAGAGGGTGTCAAACAACCACACCGCGCAGGACTACAAACCAATGTAGCAAGTCGGAACGGTCGAAATACGTGTATTTTGTCCGCATACGCAAAGCCCGTGATTTTGGGAGGGCGAGAGTCGTATGGAAAAAGGGAGGCGATAAAATAATGCCATAAGTCTGCCCTTGCGCAGCCGGAGATAAAAATCGCTATGCGGTAAAAACAATCCGCACGGAGCTTGAGAAAAGAGCATTGCCAATGTCATGCCCATAATCACCAGCCGCCAACCGCCCTAATGTTAGCTGCCCCGTTGGAAAAGACGGGGGACGTGCCAAAGAAGCACCCGTCGGAAATTGGAGTATGTCGGGCTTGCCATGACAGCGGAAAACCGCCTTTGCGTGTGAACAATGCAAATATAGGGCTTTTTTCTGAAATAGCGAGTATAGGGTACGTTTTAGTGAGGTGCAAATTGAGATGAAATCTGCACGCTATCGGGTGAAAGGTAGCGTGCGATTTTCGGGCACGCACAGGTCGTGCCGTTTTGCTATCCGCAGAACGTGCGGTTCGATTCCGCAGTGCCCTCAATATGCACTATCGCATAGAAACCAACTAAATTTTATCATTATGGCAATCAGTAAGTTAAATGCAGAACAGTTTGCAAACATGGCAGTTAATGCCGCAGGTGTGGTTTTCGAGTATGCCGGCAAAGACGGCAAAAACACAGCGATGCACTTTTTCGGTGCCGATTACGAAGCGACCGTGAAAACGCAGGACGAAATGTTCCGTGTACTGCGCAACGTGGTAACGACATTCTGGGAAGTGAAGACCAAAGAATCGCTGCTCCGTGAATCGAATGACGGTATCCGCTCGAAACTCCGTGCAGGAACTCCGCACCGGCTCATCATTCGCACCTCCGCAGGCATTACGGTCAAAGTCTTCGACCTCGACGCAAGCGTATGGGCGCGAATCGGGTTAATGCCGACCAAAAAGGACTTGGAACGCTCCGCCCGCGACCGCAAGAAGTACATCCACAATGCCACCAAAGCACTCATGGAGGCTCTGAATTTCCGTGTGGAACTGCCCAAAGACATCGCCCAGCCCGAAGAGGTGCAGACCGAACAACCTGCCGAACAAGTTGTCGCCGAAAGTGCGGCACCCGTAGCCGTTACCGAAACGGTGGCGGAACAGCCTGCCCGCAGGCGTGGCAGAAAACCGAGAAACGGAGCGGAAACCGTAGCGATTGCAGCGTAACGGCATAACGAACCCTATACAATCGAAGCAGGACAGCGTGCGGAAAATGTGCGCTGTCCCTTTTGTTTCATGCCATGTATAAACTCATCGCTTTCAACGAAGTGGCGGAAAATTTTTCTGCCCATTTTGCGCTCGGCATCTCTCCGTACTTCGACCGCTGCAAAAGCCATGAAACGGGAATGCTGCACTTCATCACGCACAAATTTGTGCGGTACTTATGCCAGAATTGCGGGTATGAACGCACCGAATCGTTAGAGAATTTCGTGTGCCGGAGATACAGTCCGCAGGCTTGGAAATTCCTCAAAAAACTAATGTAATAAGAACAGGATATGATAGACGTATATAACAATGCCGGAACCGAGAGTTACGGTTGTTTCAAGCATCTCAAAGCTGCCAAACCCACGCTGAAACGTCTGGGTGAAGCAGGCGTGCAAAGTGTAACGGTCAGCAGTTTTCGCGGGCGCAACCTCGTGGGGGTATATCGTGTGCTCACGGGCGAGGGTTGCCGTATCATCAAAATGCCGATACTGCCACCGTCGCCGACACCGGCGGCATAGCATAGTGTGAAATATTCGGTGCAGGCACGGGCGGAAAACTCGTGCCTTTTTTATGTCCGATTGTTGTCGAACCGTAATAATCAAAGCCATGAAAAAGATAATCGCCTTTGCCCGCAAACGGCAGGATGCCATTCTGAACACGGTGTTTGTCGCAGGCTTGCTCTTGCTCGTCTGGGTCGGAATCCGTGTACTGACGGCTCCGTGCGCTCCTTGTTTCGGATTCTGAAACATGTAACAGCATGAAACGGATACGTGCAAATTGAACGTATGCCGACAAAAAAATATGTCCGAATTCCGACCGGATTATTCGGATAGCATCTATTCTTTAACAAATTCCGATTTGCCGATGGAAACAAAAGAACTCACAACCCACCAGCGCGGAGTAATCCTGCGCGGAATATGCGGCGGTGCCGCGCTGAAAGGCAAATCACCGCTTATCTCTGAAAACAATACTGTCATAACCTGTGCTAATGCGCTAAATATTTGGGACATCTGCTGCATCACTTCCGATGCCGAGGCTTTCGGTCTAAAAGCGAAATTCGGTTATGACGGTCAAACCATAATAACTTTTACACATAAGAAATAAATGGCGGAAATCATAAAAACAGACGGGACGCGCCAAGCGGTGCAACCTGCCAATGGAACCGACTTTAAGCTGGAAGAAATGCAGGCAATAGTCGGCGGAGACATCGAACTTGTATTTCTGAACGAAACGGAAATCATGGTCGTGAACGAAGAGGGAAAAATAAACGACCTCGCATACAACCCTGCGGCTACACGCATTTTCAAAGAAAATCATCCGAGTGTGGCCGATTATATAGTCGGGGATGTACTCGTGTGCAATGACGAACAAATCAAGTAGCTATGGACAAAATATCAGGTGCAGATAAAAATACAGATGTGAATGCTGCGGAGAACCTATTACCCGTGAGGAATACATCAGCCAGGGATTTGATGCGTTTTGCAAAACCTGCAAAAAATTAAGTCCGAAAAAACGCCAACAGATGGCATATCGGCTGTAGAAATCCGAGCATAAAGGCAAATTATAACATTCTAACAATATGAATAACTTGTAAATGGCAGATAAGATATTGCAAATGTTTTTCGACATCGAGCGATGGACGAAAGCAATCGAGAAAGGTGTGGGCAAAGATATCCGGAAAGACCAACTTATCCGGCTGACCGACGAACACACCCGGTTGGCAATGGCTAAAGCCATGATGCTGGGGAAGTACGAAATCTCTCCGCCTCACACGGCTCAAATCCCCAAAGACAACGGAGAGTTCCGCACAGTGTATGTAAACGAGCCGATGGACCGTGTGATACTCAGTATCGCCAACGACCTCTTGTTCGACCTAATGCCTGAAATGCTCCACGAGACCTGCAAGTCCTACCAGACAGGAATAGGCTGCGGTCGAGTGGTTACCGAAGTCAGTCATCGAATCGTGAATGCAGCAAAGGATGGAGTTCTGGGCTGGAAATCCGACCTCTCCAAGTATTTCGACAGCGTGCCGATTCAATTCATCGATGAGGCATTCGATAAGGTTGAAGCCAAACACGGCCATTCCGCTTTAATCGATGTGCTGCGGAAATACTATCATTCGAACCTGTATTTCGATGAGGAAAACAGGCTCCGAAGTCAATACCAGTCCCTCAAGCAGGGCTGCGCCGTAGCGAGCTGGCTGGCCGATGTGCTCCTGTACGACCTCGACGAAGAATTGTCGGAACTGAACGGCTACTATGTACGCTATTCGGATGACATGCTCTTTATCGGTGCCGACTATGAAAAGGCAATGTTACTGCTTCAGACGCGACTTGCCGAGAAGTCCATGAAACTCAATCCAAAGAAGGTGGAGTATCTGACGGCGAACAACTGGTTCAAATTTCTCGGATTCAGCATCAAAGGCAAGATGATTTCGCTCTCGTCCGGCCGTATCAAAACCTTCCAGAAAGAGATTGAGCAACGAACGATTCGCTGTCGGGACACGACGCTGACAAAAGCCGTCCATGCTGTGAACCGCTACCTCTACAAGGGTAACGGCGAGTTCAGTTGGGCGACACAGATTCTTTCCGTATGTAACGTGCGGAAAGACCTTGACGAACTGAATATGTTTGTCATGGATTGCCTGCGGGCTGTTGCAACCGGCAAATGCAAGGTCGGAGGTCTGGGATATGTCAGAAACAAGTCTGACGGATGTATCGTCCGGGGGCGCGGACGCAATGTGAAAGCGAATCGCTCCAAAACCGAAGGCAACATCCCCGGCTATCTGACGATTCGTTGCATGAGGAATGCACTGCTGACAAGTCGGGATGTGTACAACACGCTGGTAGCATCACTCTAACAATGCCGAGCACACGGCAAGCTGATGAAGGGCTGGAATTCATATTACAGGTAATTTAACCAGAATTATCCTGAGTGAAATCCGGTTTATCGACCGGTTTCACTCAGGATTTCTTCTGGCAATAGCCTGTAAACATCAAAATGATAAAGTAATGTGCCATCCGGTCAGACATCCGCACGAAAGACACTGAAACACATCAGCGGAAGTTCGAGGAATGAGTTTGAGATTCCCGCGCGTAACCCAGCTCTATCGAGAGTCTTGAAGGTGATCGGACCGTCACCTTCAGACTCCTCAAGAGCTGGGTCTCGCGGGCAACATCAGGCCAATAAAGCAATGTGTCGTCATTATGAGAACTTTCCCTTTAGCACGAAAGCGCGGTGATTCAAGGAATATGATTCAATATGCCGAGTTTCGATACAGCCCATCCGGCGCCGTCGTATCCCTAACGTCATACGACGGCGCCCATTCGGCTTCCGAAACTGGCGTACATCAAAGCAATAAAGCAATGTGCCGATATTCTGAGAATCATGAGAAGCTGAGTACACAGCTACAAAATCGAGGTCGGGATTTTAGTGATGCAGCTCTTGAACTTACGGCCAGAGCCTCCCTCCATCCGAGTGGATGGAGGAGAGTCCCGGGCCAGTAGAACAGAGCTGCGCACATCAGGGAAATAAAGGAATGTACCGTCCGAATGAGATTTTTTCAGCACGGAAAAACTGCGGTTCAGGGGACAAGAATCAGCGTGCCGCAAGCAATGAAGTCCCGGCAATGACGTCGTTATTCACTATCGGGAACCCGACGTCGCTGCCCGGACTTCAAATCGCGGCGCACATCGACCTATTAGAGCAACGTGCCGCAATCCTAAGAACCGCAAAAAAACTTAGCACGAAGTGAAACGGTCAAGGTCAGGAGTTTAATGGTGCAGCTAATAACAGCAAGGACCGTGGTCCGAGGCATCTGATTAGATGCCGGTGGACAAGGTCCGTAGCTGAATAGCTGCTCATATCGAACTGATAAAGCAATGTGCCGGCCTGATTGAGACTTACGGGCAACGCAGCTCGATTTTGCGCGAGGAATCGAATTTAACATACAGTATTCTACCTGGATCCTGACCAGGCGATTACCTGGTTCCGGATCCAGGACCTACTGTATTCATCAGAGCTATAAAGCCATGCGTCAGCGATTCGAGTGCATTTAATGACAAATAATTTAACCAGATAAAAAATGAACGTAAAAGACATTGAAATCGGAAACTGGTATCATATCTCGGGAGATATAGATAACGGGATCAAGGACGGGAAGCCATACACCTCCCATGACGAAGTTACGCGGAGAATCAAACGGATAACAGACACCCACATCATTTGCGAGTGCGACAGGAAATTCCTGATTAACGACAACCTGAAGCTGAGCATTCCTGCCTTCAGGAGAACGGACATAGCCAATTCTTAGAAACTATGGACAATATCTATCAGGAAGCTGTCCGTGCCGTAGAAAACGGGGCGCGTTTCAAGGTTGATTTCCAGACGCGGAGCCTCAAAGTGGACGGTAAGTACGTCATTCGGGACGGCTCGTATGAAGGCGTTCTTGGAGTGCCACATTGCAGTGAAGAGGAGTTTTTCTCGAAAGTGGAAGAGCTGTACCACCGCTACAAGCATTCTATCCCCTCGGAACGCAGCGAGAGTACATCGCGCCGCTATTTCAGGGCATTGCCGGAAAGAGAATTGAGTGACGACGACATGCTCTATGGAGAGCGGCGCGACAAAGCGCAAATCGAGTTGGAACTATTCATCCTCTGCCAATTGCTCGGTGGCTTCAAATGGAACCCCGAGAAGTTCGGCCGGTGGTTCTGGCAGAGCAAAGAAGACAAGGAACTGGTAATACTCAGACAATGGGTGGAACCTAATAATAATCAAACAACTATTTAATAATGAGAAGAAAACAAGAGACGAATGTTACGTGCCCGGCATGCGGGACGGAGCTTACAATCGCAGGCAAGAAAGTTAGTATCGCAGAAACCCCTGCTACATCAGTCAAACAGGCACGACTGCCCAAGACGGCGCACGAACGTATCGAGGCACTCCGTAATGTCGGCGTGGACGTGAGCTGCCTGTTTGCCATGCAGGGAGCCAACGGCGGCGATTATGTTGCCTCGAACCAGAACGGCAAACTGTCGATTCTGGACGACAACGACCCGATTTTCGATTACATCCTCGAAAAGGGAACCGTTCCCAACCGCCATCTGTTCCGCCGTTTCGTCATGGCGCAGATGTTCCACATGCTCTCCTTCAAGGACTACGGCGCATGGAGTCCGGTCGGCGTGACGGAGATGATCCACCGTCTGGGCTATGAGTACCAGTGGAAGATGCTGCTCGACGAACTGCGTGCCCAAATGAAGATGGAGCGCAACGACCCTGAGAACTTCAAGGACAGGAACCGCTGGTTCAACGTCAAGGTCGTTACGGCAATGGCGGAAGATTACATCGAACAACTGAAAGCGCATGTCGAGAGCCTGCCGGTCAAGAAATGCAAGGGCATTCCTTACAAGCGTCTCGGCAGCCAAAACATCTTCGTGCAGGACCTGCACTCCAAACTCTACGGTCAGCTACGCATCGCTGCACGTTTCATCGAGACGGCAGGAAATGCCACCCAGCTCTACAATGCCGTGAAGAAGTTCAACGACAAGCGTTTCAAGATGAAGCACGCCACGCCCCAAAGCAAGGCGTGGGTAGATGCCTACAAGGGTGCCGGCGCATTCTTTACGATGCAAAACCTCATTCGGTTCCACAACTGTACGGCCATCGACGACAGAGGGCGACGGTTGGACAAATACCGGTCGCTCGCATTCCTCTCGGCCAAAGCCGAAGAGTATAAGAACGGCAATGGCTGGCGTCTGCTTGCCGCACTGAAGAAGATGCTCGATGACAACGGCATCGACATCAGAAAGAAGATGGCAGAGTGGCGTAAGAAATAAGCCTTCCTCGCCTGGCAGGCTTGATGTGATGGACCGATACTTTCAGTTCGTCTTCCTTGACAGGATCCTGAGGCGCTGGCTACACGCCGTGCCTCAGGATCCTTCCGGAAGACCATACATCGAACGGATAAAGCCATGCCCCACATCGGTAGTCGCATCATTATGTATCCTCTAAATATAACGACAATGAATAAGAAACAACTACGACGCAGGGCATACCTGCTGTACAAACTGCGAAGAAAAGGCATCCGATGCCTGACCCGCCAGTTCACAATCTTCTACCCATACGGAAAGGACCCGGAAGCGATGGCGGAAATTGTTCACCTCCGAAAAGAATTCCACTTCTCGGTACAATTTGAAATCGCATGAAGCGGCTTCTTAACCCGAACACTCAATGCACCGATCCCGACCAGCTGCAATTCTGCTTGAAAATATCGGACACGGTATTTTGGTATTGTGAGCCGAATACCTGCCACCGTGATTTACTGCCGGGTGTAGAAACTGAGGCCAGCCGGATACACCAACGGTATCTCGGACACCCGACAGAGTTTCTGCACGATACGCACAATGTACCCGAGGTCCGAAAATTCGCAACGGACAACATGCTTTGGCGGGAAGGCGAAATCGACGTGACGGATTTCAGCCGGTCGGAGCAAGAAGAATTACTGAAAGATTACGGTTACAAGTGGGATGATTTCTCTACAGACACCGACCGTAACCAGATCATTTGTGAGAACCATTTCGAGCAATATCCGCTCGACTATCGAAACGACATTTGAATGAACAATCAAAATCATAAATCATCATGCAATACAAAACGGAAGACTGGCACGCGAGGGCCGTAAAATACCTCCAACAATACACCCGTGCCATGCGGGATGTGATAGAGCGTTTTGTCGAACTGTTCTGGGATCAGGATGTGACGGACGAAGAGAATCTTATAGCTTTCGAGCATTACGAAAGCGAGTTGGAAACTGCTTATACATACTGATATGGACAGGTACGAACAAATAACCTATAAAGGACACCACATCAATATCTACTACGACGACTGTCCCGAAAGTCCGCGCGAGTGGAGCAACCTCGGCACGTTCTACACGGCACACCGGCGTTACCGTCCCGAAAAGGAGTTCGACGAACATTTCGACTTCGACGAAGTATGCGACGGCCGCCCCGGAAACATTCGGAAATCATTCCTGCAAAAACATGTCGCTTTGAACCTTTTCCTCTATGACCATAGTGGACTCAGCATTTCATCCGGTCCCTTCTCGTGCCGATGGGACAGCGGATGGTTCGGGATTGTGGCGGTCAGTGTTGAACAAGTAAAAAAAGAATACGGCTGGAAAGTGCTCACGCAATCCCGCCGCAAGAAAATCGAGGAATACCTCCAAAATGAAATCGACACGTACAATGAATACCTGCATGGTGAAGTGTACGGATTTCAGGTTACGCCGGAAGATGACGACACGGAAATCCTGGACAGTTGCTGGGGTTTCTTCGGTGATGACGGACTCGACCAGCTCAAAAGCGAATGTCAGGCTTACATCGATGATAAAATTGCCGAGGACAACCGGCAAAAACAGTCCGAACGTCTCCGCACATTCGGTCTGGAGCTACCATTTCCGGAATTTGCATTATCAACAAACTAACACATACCGCAATGGCTGATAAACTGAAATATAACGCAACAAAAATCATAAACGGCTACAAAATAGACGTTAAGGTGCGGCTCGATGATGACTGCCGCAACGGACATGCCGACTTCGGCATTACAGCAACCATCTACGAAAAAGACAAATACGGCGTCTGGAAATGGGGCATGGCAGGGTGTTGCCATGAACAAATTGCAGTGGCCTTTCCCGAACTGCGTCCGTTCATCGCCCTACACCTGTGCGATGCCAAAGGAGCGCCGATGTATGCGCAAGCTAACGGATTTTACCATCTGCGAAACAGCTCCAAGGAGGTTACAATGAACGAACTCCGTATTACCCGACAAGAGTACGACCGATTTCTTCGTGAGGCGGAAGACCAACTTTACTTCACCTACCTGCTTCAGACGATGGGCATACCCGCCCGTTGGGAGGGGGAAGCCCGTGCTGCAATCAAACAACTCGAAGAGATGACCGGAGAACAATTTGAGGACACCTCCGTTCGCTATCAATTCACACCTCTCACTGCGGAAGAATTCCAACTTGTAGAAGCCCGAATTGCCGAAGGGTATTATCTGCCCGCCAACATCAAAAAGCGCAGGCACGAAGCCCGACTTGCCACCAAACGGAAGAAGATTGACGACCTCAAAACCCATGCAGCAGAAGCGAAGGCGAAAATCGATCAGGAGCTTGCGGTCAAACTCTACGTGCTTCGCTGCGGGATGCCGCTCGACAACTTCATTTACTACGACCATCGAAACACGGGCGTATTCAACTGGCGGGACTATGCTTCCAAAAACGACATCGTTACACAGGAACAATTCGACCGCTTCCTGAAAAAAGTAGACTACACCAAACTGCCTTCCGGCATCGAATTCCAACTCAAATCCGCATGATATGATACAGGTACAATATATTCAGGAATGCGTATGCGGAGCGATAACCGTAACATTCGAGGACGGCGCAAGCAACAGTATGAGCCGCGAGGTTTTCGACCGTATCGGATTTACGGGAGAACGTCTGCCGCAGGTCTTCTGTAATTGCAATCATTGCGTCAACCATTGGGGCATCGATCTCTGCAAATGCGGTTCAGGTCAACCCGTCGGCAAATGTGACTGCGGAAGTGATGAGGCCAGCGAGGAGCTCGGCATAAAAAGACCTTTTGTCGGATGGGTATTTTAGCAGACCAAATCAACGCACTCGACCGTTTGGAAGAACAGTATAAACGGGAGAAAGAACGTATTGAACGGGCCATTGCCGATACCGTGCGCAGCGTAGGGCAAAATCCGGCTGTCAGACCAATCGGGAAAAACATGTTCACGATTTCCATGTCCGAGCTGATAAACGCCCCTTGGTCTCCGGAATTTCACGACTGGACGATTCAAGCGGAACGCCTGTTGGTCGTGCTGAACAAAAAGCCGGTCAAAGATTGGCTGACATTCATAAAGGAACTGCTCGACAAGAACTCCGATAACGGGTGGTCCGGTGTCACAGTCTGCAAACAGGTTCTGAGCAAAAAATTTCTCCGGAAGGTTCTCGAACGATTATAAAAATTAACATGAGAGAGAGAAGGTCATCGCCTTCTCTTTTTCATTTTCAACTATTCTTCAACAGATAAAACAGAAACATCATGAGATACGTCGTAGATGCTCCGATGGTCGCCCATCTGTGGGCACATCAAAGTCAGGATAGCGCACGAAACGGGCGCAACTTCTACTTCGAGGGCAAAGATATTTATTCCTATGGATCACATTTCCGATGTGCCTCGGTAGAAACAAATCAACAAGGGCAAAGAGCCTATCTGGTAACAACCCGGACCTATTCCAATACCACCTGCAAACACATGGGCATGGTGCGGAAAGCGATTCCTTGCGGAGAACGGATTTTCTACACGCCCCGGTCGGTTTCCCTACACAACGACAGGCTGTCGGAAAACAGCTACTACGAATCGGCATATTATATTGTCGATCAGGTGGAAAAAATCAGTGAATACATCAATGCACAACAGAAATCCCGTACTCAGAATTATACGGAACAAGTCGAAGAATGCCTGCTCAACATTGGCCGCTGGATTGAATTCTGGGGACTTGACAAACGGCAAAAGTCTGCAACCGGGCGCTGGCTTATGCCGGTCTTGAGTAAATTGAGCAGTGCCGCCAAAAGCGACATTGCAAAATTCTGGACCGTAACAGGCGAACGACCCCGTTATTCCAGCGAGCTGCCGCGAGAAAACAAGTCAGAACATCAGGAGCTCTTTCTCGATATTCTTGCACGCGGTCTGCTCCAGCCCACATCAGCCGCAGAATACAAAGCCCGGCTCTCTCAACTCTTTATTGACCGTACCGGCGATCCGTTGCTGTGGGAACATTTCGAGGAGCGCAAAGAGCGACAGGATGCAATCAATCGCCGTAATGAAGAACTACGGGAGCAGCGGTATGCCGAGCGCCGTGAACAGTGGCGTCGTGAAGAAGAGGAACGACACCGTATAGCCAACATGTCTTTCGAGGAGAAAAAAGAACTGTGGTATTCGGGAGAAATCTCGAATAGATGGTTCTCTATACCTTATGGCCTTGACTTCAATGCACTGCTCCGAGTACGCAGCGGGTACATCGAAACCTCAATGGGCATTAAGGTTAAGGCGGAGGAAGCCAAACGTCTTTGGAGATTGGTTGAATTGTTTCACAAAAACGAAACCGACTTCCGACACGACCTTGTCCATGATGCCAACAACCATAATTGGAGTATCAATTCATACAAGAACGACATTCTGACAGCCGGTTGTCATCGCATCAGATACGAAGAAATGCGGAATGCCGCCCGGCAACTTGGAATAGCCGCATAAATAAAGACTGATGGCTATGGAGCAGAAACCAATCCGAAAACTCAGAAAAGGAGAGCTTTTCCGTCTCTCGGACCGCGAAACCGCTCCGGTCTGGGTACGTGGAGAATATATCCGTGAAGCGAAGAAATACAGCACCTACAAATACGACGATGTAAATCACGAGCGGTTACTCTCAGGCGACAAACGTGTCATCGTCGATTTCATTTTTTGACCGACAATAAATAATCCATACAACATGAGCAGAAGTTTACATACCGGAAAAATCTATCGCATCGAATACATGAATTGCAGCCACGGAATGTTCGGCTGCGACGGGCAAGAAGCGTTTTACAAAATCCTTTCAATGTTCGATATCGCCAATTCGGCAGAAGACGAGTTCGACGACGATTACGAGGTTCAACGCATTGAGCTGGAACGCTTGCGAACGATCATTGGAGAGGAAAATGAAACATATCAGGCACATGCCGAGGAGTTTCACGAGGAGTTGAACCGATCACGAACAAGCAAAGAAGACTTTATAGAGGTGCTTGACCTTCTGATCGAAGAAAGCGACCCAAGCAATGATTGGGTTCTTATCTCTTGGTTCTAATACATCTAAAAATATGAAACGAACAAACGAAAACATCGTCTCCAGCTTCTTCTACTACATGTGGAACCGCTGGAGCAAAGCGGAATGCGAAACCGTATTCGGAAGCATGGCCGGCCATTTCTGGGCAAAATGGTGCGGTTTGAGCAGCACCACGTTGTCGGGTGCCGCCGAACGCTTCTATGCCGAACTGGGCAACAACGCACGCAACAAAATCGTGGAACGGGCGTGCGAACTCTATGACGGGCAGAGGTTCGTTACCGAAAGGAAGGAGGATGAAAGCCAAATCGACGTATGCGAATGCTGCGGCGGTCGGAACATTGCTCCCGATCCTTACAACGACGGCTGGAATACACGCACATGGTGTCCGGACTGTGAAGAGGAACATTATGGCACCAACCTCAAAGAGTACAAGGAGACAATCGATGCGTGGTGGGATTCGCTCGACGACGATACGGCCGACCAACTGTCCCAAGGAGCCGATGACCGCAAGGCATGGTGGCGGTCACTCTCTTTCGACCGGCAACGGGCTTTGTACAAAGAAAATTTCTGGACGAAGAACGAAAATAATGAAGACGATGACGACAAAACGACATCTCGGCACACGGATATGCGAGCTCTTGCGCATGATCCGTGGCGGTGCAGCGTATGCGGCTCATTGTCGGTAGAGTGCCGTACATGGCGCGACGTTAATACCGGAGAATCTGCCGCTGGAGATGACAGCATCGAATATCTGTGTCTCGACTGTGAAAACGACAATGTGATACCCGAATCCGAATACCTACAGCGAGTGGAGGAATGGTGGAACGGAATGGTTGAAAATGAAAGAGCGAAAATTGTCTATGCACACTGCGGAAAAATCGAGCATACCACAGAGGGGGCTTTCTCCCAATTCTGGCAGACGTGCTCAAACAAACAAAAGATAGACATTTGGCGGGAAATCATTTATCCTGATTATGACGCCAATGACTAAATATACAGAAAACAAAATTTATTCACCCGAGGCGGAGAGCGAAAGTTCTCCGCCTTTTTTATTCTTCAACTGTTATGAGTAAAGGATACAACGCCCCGGCAGAAGTCCGGGAACTGGAAAAACAGATCAACGACTTCACGTATCGGAACGGATTGGACGTGATAACCGTCTTTCAGGACCTGCTGCGCTACATCATTCATGGGTTTTCTCCCGGCGCACCTCCGCTCTCTGATTGGAGATACAAAAAAGAGCAGACCAAAGTATTCTACGACATGTTCGCCACATGGGTGCAAATCATGTCAAAGCAGATCGAACGGCACGGTTGGTACGATGCTTTCGGCGACCTGTTCATGGCGCTGACCTCCCAAAGCGGCCAGCAACAGAAAGGTCAGTTCTTTACGCCTATGCACATCACCGACCTTATGTCGAAGATAGCTATGGGCAAGCAAGAACCGATCTCTAATAAAATCCAATCGGTACACGACCCGGCGGCTGGTAGTGGCCGGACGCTGTTGGCGGCCAAGGCCGACCGACCGCAGAGCTATCTGGTCGCATGGGACATCGACTACACCTGCTGCCTGATGTGCGTGTGCAACTTCCTGATAAATGGCTGTGTGGGCGAGGTGGTCTGCATCGACTCACTCCGAATGGATAACTTCCGGGGTGCATGGATCGTCAACGAAGCCTTATGCCGAACGGGGCTTCCATCTGTCCGCAAGCTCGACCAGAAAGAGTACAACATCTTCAAGCAAGCCGACATTCCGCCTTACGTCTTCTTCTTCAATCAGGAAGGTTACGACGACTATTTCCGAATGCGGGAAACGTGGGCGAAAGTCATGTCACTCTTTCAGGAATCCCCGACACCTCAAACAGGCACCTGATGCCGCATTATGAACGTAAATCCTATCTGCCTATGTCAGTCAAAGGTCAAATCACCACCGCCGAACCGCTGGAATTCAAGGATTTCATCCGCCTGCTTTCCAGCCTTCACGAGGACGGCAACTACCTCTGGGAACTCTACTGCTGCATCTCTTTCTGTACTGCCTGTCGCGTATCAGACGTTCGTTCTATGACATGGAAAGACGTACTCGAAAGAGATGCACTCTTCAAAATCGAACAAAAAACCGGCAAGACGCGCCAGATTCCGTTCAATGAAAACGTACAGCGGCGAATCACGTCGCTATATAAACAGCTCGGCTCGCCGGACAAACGGCTGCCGGTCATCTGCAACCCCAAAACGAAGAAACCCTATACTTCACAATACATCAACGACACGCTGAAATATCTGCGGGTAAAATATCGGCTGCCGATCAAACGATTCTCCAGCCACACCTTCCGCAAGACTTTCGGCCGCTACGTTTACGAATCGATGGGACGTACCACCGAAGCGCTCATACTGCTGTCGATGATTCTCAAACATTCGTCGCCACAGGTGACAATGGTCTATCTGGGAATCCGTCAGGAAGAGATTGCCGGAGTTTACGGAACCATCCAACTCAATTATTGACACATCATTCGCCATAATGATAACCGGAGCTGTTCTGACGTGAGTCCCGGCAGTTCCACTTTTTTGAAAAATCAAGAGACAGGAACCGCCTGTCTCTCCAACATATCAGCTAATCTTAATAAAACCCGTTTATGGACAACATCAGCAATATCATGGCCGCCATCGTGGCCATTCTGAAAAACAACGGTCTGACGGAACTCTCGTTGGAGAACTACGACGAACTGAATGATCCGGCCTACATTATTTGGTTCGATGATGACGGTAGTCCCTACGACGACCCTGTAATCAAAGTTATCGTAGAGGATTCTGAAATCTCGGTCGAGCTGGAGGCCCGTGATTTCTCCAACAACGTAACCCTACAAGCCTATGAAATCGATCGCTTGGAATGGTGGCAAAGCATTCACGCTTGCGTACTGGAGGTCCTCGAAAGTGACGGCAAACGCCGTTGTCCGGCCTGCGGAAAACCGCTTCGTGCCCGGCAAAAATACTGTTCCGAAACCTGTCGGAAATTCGCAATGCCCCAGCCGACACCGCAAAAAGTAGCCGAACTGGCAAACGAACGTATTCGGAAACTCATTGTCCGCATTGCACAGGGTAACCGTAAACTCAAACGATCATTAACCGAAGAATATATTATTAAACTCTGACCATTATGGACTTACATCAGTATTACAAAGATCACAAAGACGAAATCAATTCGTCCATCATGGAAATTGCCAGCGATCTGGCCGTTGCCCGATTGGTTGACAAACACCAAATGCCTTTCGATTCCTTTGTCGAACCGGAGGACCCTGACGATCCTGACAGCGGAACCTGTTATAAGGAAAAGTATCAGGACGAATACAATCGGTTCTACGACGAAGAATACAACCGCCTTGCCCAACTGATGAAATTCGACGTCACCTCTCCCGATGGCATCGCCGGGAACAGCAACGATTCTCAGGCAACCGAAGTCAAGACGTTTTACGCCACGGTTCGATATGACATCGAGAACCGAAACGGCGGCAAGGTGTCCGAGGAGGATATCGCCAACATCCTCGACCAGCTCCACCGAGACACGAAAACCGTGGGCGACCTCATTGTGAACACAGAAATATGCGGGCGCAATGACGAAGGTGGTTTTTAGAAAATGGAAGAACGGTGACATCATCGCACTCTTCCCGGATGAACCGTGGAGCCGAAGCGGCTATATGACTACCTCCTACATGCACGTCGGTCAACATGGGGCCGCAGACTATGCCGGTGTCATCGCCGATACGTCTCCCGCGCAAGGAAACGAATACAAAGATTTGCTCAATGAACTGAGAGCCATCGGTTATACCGATCTGCGCATCGTTCAGCGAGCACGACCCAAATTCACTAACAAAAACATGTAATGGAAAATAAGACTTACGAAATCGAAATAGACGGACAAATAATACCCGTCACAACAAAGGAAGTGCTGGACTTCTATCCGAAAGAACATCGTCTTACCGAAGACGACATCCGGCAATACGCCGCCGTTTATACTGCCCGAATCAAATATTATCGGGAATGCGACCGCCAGCTCGATGCCGCTTTCATCCGTAGACTTTTGGACGAAGAACGCCTGATGAAAAACGGAGAGTCGGACGGATTCCGTCTGCAACTTGACTTCGGATGGTATGTAGAACTTCGCAAAGAAGATAGACCGAGAGTAGCCCCGTTCAGATATGTCGTAGAAGCCTACTGTCTGGATAACATACAGTACTTTTTACGACGGTACGTCAGCATGGAAAAAGCACTGCTGCATTGCCTGAACGGATTCAATGAGAACGCAGCCATACCGAATCGCTACGAATCCATCCATGATTACTTATCCAAACACCCAGAACAATGACAAAAGCAACAATCATCCTCGGTGGTGATGCCATCAGATACTATGACAAAACAGGCCAAATCCCGTCAGCCGAATGGCTGATGGACAACGGCGGTGCAGTTCAGGACATTGAATTCCCTACAAAAGCGGAATACAACGCCTACGTGCAGGGCATATCGGATGCTCACTTGTGGGACGATTATCACATCCTCCCGAAAACAGAGCATCCCAACCGAAATGACCGATTAACACAGAAAATACCATGTTCATATCGAAATCATTAGCGAAGAAACTCTGTCATTCCGCTTCGATATTGTTGCACGATGGAACAGATGAAACGGGCATGCCGAAAGTCGTAGTTCGACAAGTGAAATCCGTTTGGGGTAAATTCGAGCCGACCGGTCGTAATGGCGGTGTCTGTTTCCCTGCATTATCGGACGGCACCACCCAAGTCGCCTATGCAGACATTTTAGGCTACCACACCGGTGCGGAAGCCAGCATTCAACCTTTGATACTCAAAGACCACCTCTGGCGGTCGAAAATGCCGTACCATGACTGGCCGGACTTTCTCCGGAAGGCGGCAGAACTGCTACTTGCTTCCCGAACAGATGCCGCCACCCGTATCACAATCTCAAAACTCACAACCACGAACTATTGGTTCTGCGACAAATGGTACGGACACCGGCTCTCCTTCGTCCGCCTGCGGGACGCAAAGAAAGCCGCACGAAAGCAAATCGGAGTAAGCGTAACCATATTCTCCTGCAAAACCGGAGACATCGTCTGTTTCGCCCCGGCATCGGGATATTGCCCGCCTTAATTATCTTGTGGAAGAACTAAATACACTCAGAGTCCCGCGAAATTTCCGGAAAGTTATCATCTACTGTTCCGGGTATATTCCCGTGAATACTATATTCTTTGGCTGAGATAGTGGATTCTGTATCATTTTCATGGTCTTCTTTACGGAACAAAATGGGAATAGCCTCAGATTGATAGGATTCCTGCTCATTGCTAACCGCATATCTTATTTCATACGCCTCATCAAAAGGTGTAACCAAAAAGAGTCGAAGAGATGCTGAATATAAGTACAAAGGATGTCGCACCATTTCGCCAGGTAATATAGGTTTGGTTTCACCTTGCCTTATAGTGATATAATCACCTTTAGGCTTTATAGTTATATCGGAATGATGCTGGTCTGTATGTACAATTATACGGTAAATTTCAATAGGATAAGACAAATTCTTGACCAATATCTTCATGCCCCACATCACATCATGTTTCAATGTAATTTGGATTTTGGGATATATAGTGTTCCCAGCCTGAATACGTGCCATTTCATATTGGCGCGTAAATGTCGTGGCCATTTGGGATAAACTGTCAATCTGTTTTTGAACTCCTTTTTGGCTTCTAATCACATAAATAAAGGTTCCTGCGGTAGCCAACGCACCGAGGGCTGTAATACAATTGATAATTATTTCAAAATTAGACATAAATATGCTTTAATACTTAAATGCAAAGATATGAATGATTTACGATGCTGCAAAATTTCATTCAATATCATATCAATAAAACCAATCAATCATGAACAAAGACAGACGGAAACAACTCGAAGATGTGAAAGATTCCCTCGGCGAAATCATCGCATCATTGAACGACATCAAGGACGAAGAACAGGATGCCTATGACAACATGCCCGAAAGCCTCCAATCATCGGATAACGGCTCCCGCATGACCGATGCTATCAATGCAATCGACGATGCCATCTCGTCCATCGAGGAGGCTCAACAGCACATCGACGAAGCTGCCGCATAAAAATAACAGGGCGGCTTGCACCGGTTCCTTCGTCCGAAGCATTATTCTTTATTTACACGAACCATTAAAAGCTACGTTATGACAATAGAAGAACTGTTAAACAGCTACTTTCAACGCGATGCGAAAGTCTCCGAGCAGCTCGACACCATCGAACGTGCCGAGGCCGATATGCAACCCGCACCGAAATTGACCATTTCAGTACCGAACTATGCGGATGAAGTCATCCGTCCTATCCTGAAAATGGTAGCCGAGGCACTTCCCGAATACGCAATCACGGTGCCGTCCTCCAAACAGTGTAAACTGGTCAACGGACTATTCCAGATACGAACGGAGAAATTCTGCCTCGGCGGCCTCTCGTATCCGACCAAGGACAGCCACAAGCTCTATTTCGCCCCGCTGTTTCATCGCAAAGCCGGCGAAAGACAGGAAGTGAAAACCTTGGATCAGTTAGTGAAATTGCTCCGTGCAGAGCTCAACAAACGGGGATTGCTAATCCTTCCGAAACACCTTTAATCCAATAGCGCCATGAAAGAAGAAGAGTTAAAACAACAGACCGAACGGGAAATCCGGTGGCGGATAGGCTTCCGGCTCCTTCCGTGGATGCTCCTCATACTTATCATCTGTATCGGGCTGCTGAAAGACTGCATCCGCACACGAGACCCGATAGACGACAGCATCAACCGTGCGCAGGAGGTTGTCCGGCATCTCGAAGTATGCGACACTACCCGAAACGGATTCCGGGTAGTGTACGTCACCAATGATGCAGTCACGATGGAGCGTCTGAACGAAATCCGACTTCGCCAGCCGTTGAATCGGGCATTCTGCAAGTTGCAAGACAGTGCGACATCGTACTTCGGTGGAAGTCTGCTTCACACCGACATCTACGACTTTGCGGCATACGCCCGAAGGTTCGATGTGGACGAAGACGTGCGGATGCAGAACATCTTTATTTTTGGTACCGAGAAGCAGAATTTATACGTTGGCAAGAACCCTCGGATAGAAAATTCCGCCACATGGATCAATTCTACCACCGAACAAGGGGTGCAATACATCAATGCCGACGATATTTATTTCCGTATAGGAAAAGGCGAAAGAGTCTATCGGTACTGGAAATGTCACGGAAACCACTCAACGTCCACTACTGACGAGCGTTTCAGCCATTTTTCCGAAGACGAAAGACTATGGTAACAGGTTCCGTTTCTCTCTGTAAATAGCCGGTTTTCCAGCTATAAAATAGTCGTAAATTTATTTGCTTACTCCGAAATGAAAATATAAATTTGCGATATGATTTTAATAATAATGACTGATTTACATTTTGTTAATTGACCGTAAAACCAGATTGGAATAATATGAGAACGGAGTATGATATCAGAGCGAACGCAATTAAAATTTGCGACCTCGGAAAGAACCGGCGAGATCATCGGATTCGTGTCGCGCCATTCAAAGACCAAGCAACTGCGAGGAGTACGTGAGGATTCACCTTACAAGAAGAAAATCTGTGTATTGTCTGAAGACCTGAAAGGCAAAGTCCAGCCGAACATATTGTATTCGGTCGAACTCAAAGCAATGCACTCACGCAACGGTTTTGTCGTAGTAGCGGCTACGCCGCTTCTTTTCAAGGCCACGATCGACACACTGGTGATACCGGGTGAAACCTACCGGGTGACCGTCAATTTCGGAAACAAAACCGTTTACTTCGACCCGCTGAGAGGTAATTCATACTCCAGCAAGACAGTATCGGGAGTTGTCTCCCTGTTACAACGCCGCACCGACATCGAAAACTTGGAGGGCGTAATCAACAGTTTCAAATCCGCTGCCGCAAGACTTCTGCGGAGAATGGCCGACGACGGATTCAGCACACCGACCATTCCCGGTTTGTAATGCGCCCGGAACGTGGAATAGCCACCGACGGGGCACATTCTATGAAAAGAGGAGTTACCCGGTACAGAGCCGTTGATTTGGCCACCGGCGAACTCCTCTTTGAACAGAATATCGGAAACCAGACCATCAATATCGGTGAATTTTTAGGCGTCGTCGAAGCCGCAAAATACATCATCGAACATCGTTTCAGTCCGGCAATCATCTACACCGATAGTCTTACCGCCCTGACGTGGTTTAACGAGAAACGAACGGCCTCACGCAAAAGAAACGCCGCACTCAGAAAAGCGGAAATCTTTCTTAAAGCTATGGCCTCCGAAATCGACAAAATCGAAGTACTCCACTGGAACAATTCCCTTTGGGGCGAGACGCCCGCCGATTTCGGCGAGAAGTAACAATTCAACAACTCACGACTTATGGCAAGACTCAAAAAAGACCTTCACAAATACGTCGAGATTCGGGAAGAAGACTACCTCCAATTAGTTGAAAACACAATGATAGTTGAGGCCATGAAACTGGCCGGAGTAGAAAAACTTCCCCTATGGAAAGCCGTCCGCCGAATCTTGGACGACAGACGTATCGAAATACACGTCAAACCCGTCAATCGACGATACGCCGACTGACCCCAAAACCGGCTCCCTTCAAAAATGGACGGGTCCGTAAAACATCAAAAGCCCTCGAAAACAACGTTTTTTAGGGGGCTTTTATCGTCCATGTATCTCTTAATGAGTTCGATACTCCTTTCACTTTTGTCGGAAAGTGAAAATCAATACAAAAATCTGACAATTAACGCTTTATATTGAATAACTCTGTATATCTTTGTACTCGAAACAAATTCTAATATTAACCGGCTCATGTACGGCTATATGTTAGGAATAGCACACCTCCAAACAATTAACACCTGATAAGCAGGGAGTTGATATTAAAGTTGAATAGTCTCCAAAGACTTTTTGTCTTGAATGAGATTAAGCTTTTTCTTCGCACGGTGAAATTTTACATAGAGACAGTTGATGTTCTTCAGATCGAAGATTGCACAAACTTCTCTGCGGGAAAATCCCGCATCCAGCAATTGTATTAGGAACCGCGAATCCTCCTCCGTTTCCGTATAAGATGTATGGCGGGATATTTGCACGATATGGGAATTCCGAAGTGCCGGTACTCTGATCGCATCACAGAAGTGATGCAGGAATTTCAACGGTTGTTCCTTATACGAGTAAGAGAGGTCGATCAAATGTCGTATCAGTTGCAATCGATTATCGGCTAAACGATGCCACCGGCGATTTTGGATAACAATACCGACGAGCAGACCCGATAATGCGAGTATGCATCCGCCGCAAATACACAAAGGCCACATCATCGTCATCCTCCTTTCTTTGCTGACAGGTTGTGGTGGCTGAAAGTGAAAATTGTTTCATTGGCAAAAAGTTTTAGAGTGAAAGATTAGTAGGAATCAAGACATTTAAGTATATTGTATTGCCGTTGAGAGTTAAAAAACAATCTACACTAGTTTTACTTCCTAATAAATAAAAGAAAACACGGCCCGCACTTGTAAGATTCAAATAAAAATTAGCCACAATTTTAATGATAACAAGTGCAGGGCCGTGTTATTTTCACGTCCTCCACCTGCCTATTTATCATTAATATTGTGGCTTTTGAATCTTAATAAACAGACGGGATAGTTATCCTGATAATTACGCTCTTGGCTTTTTCTTAATTACTTCATTATATTTTGTTAAAACAAATATAACGAAAAAAGTCTTGATTTCCAAGTGTTACAGAAAACTTTTTCCACTGGTTCTTGTATCTTCATTCGAGGCTTGTTAAGTAGGATGCAAGATTGATGTAAAACTTTCATTGAGCATAACTCTGTAAATCAGAAATATATTCTGTCATTGTTAAGACTTTTCCTTTTGCCAAACGAGCAATTATGACATAAATTTGTATAGCTACCGAATCTATAATTTATTGCAACCTAATAACCCATCTAAAATTTTAATTATGAAAATAGTTTTTCAACGACCGCATCGATCATTCTTTTTACATAAGGTATCAATGATTGTTTTGCAAGTGCATAAGGTTGTATCGTTAAGTTTATGTGCATTTTTTACATTGCACTCTTCGTCTATTTATGCACAAGTCACTTCTGCACCGGGTACCAACGTTGAGCAAGAACCGGCTCGATTTATACCGTTGTCTCCCCAAGCGTGGAGTTTTATGCGTTACGGTGGAGATACTCCCAATCTGTATACAGGTACAGTTAATGTATCTATACCTCTATACACTTACAAAGATATAGACTTTGAAATTCCTATATCTGCAACATATGCATCTAACGGGTACAATCCTAATGAACTGCAAGGAACGTTGGGACTTGGTTGGATATTGAATGTCGGAGGAATGATAACCAGGGAAGTTCGTGGGGCAGTAGATGATTTCTATGGTCATCCCGGAACTCCGACATTTCTTGTTCCTCCGGAAATTTCAGACAAATATTATTATGGGTATTATTTTCGGCATATGTTAAATGAGCCGAATTCATTGCAGAGTAGTCTTGACCGACTAAAAAATGATGCCGGTCCTTGGAACCCATATTTTGACCTCATAAAAAGGCGATTTTATGAAACGGAATCCGATATATATTCATTCAATTTTTTAGGCCACTCCGGCAAATTTGTATTGGCGCCGGAACAGAAAGTTTTGGTTTATAGTAGCAATCATCCATCCGGCGAATATGCCGTACAACTGTTCACCGAAAAAATCGGTAACGAGCCAGATACCGAAATTCGAATTTACAAAATATGTATCACGACGGGAGATGGCTATAAATATACGTTTATAAATCAATGTGCACCGAACCAACTAGGCGATATCAAGGAAGCTTTGTATTTCGGATCAACTACGGCCGAGCGGTATTTAACATGGTACTTAGATCGAATTGACAGTCCATCTGGACGATCTGTTAAATTTCATTATTCACAAATAAGGTATGCACGCGCACAACCGTACATTAAAGATTATGGTTGGCTTGATAGCTCTGCCGCAATAGGGAAATACGAGTGTAATAATTATGTTGCAGAATATGCATTCAAATCTGTAACAGGAGACGTAAGAATACCGACATACACCGATCTTCAACTACATAGTATAGAAACTGATATGGGGACTATTGAATTCTCGTATAGCCAAAAGCCACGACAACAATATTATGAATTTGCATCTCCGTATATATATGAACTGCTATTTAATACGAATTTATTGAAGAAAATAGAAGTAAAAGATATTAAAAATAATATCATAGGCCAACATAATTTTCACTATAAATATACACAAGGTAACTCTATTTCACTACTAGACTCTATAATGTTTTTAGATGGCCGCAAGTATGCCATGTCTTATTATCATGAAAATAAGGAATTTCCGTGTTTTGGAGTAACATATGTCGATTATGGAGGGTATTTTTCCGGCTATCCAAGTGATCCGGAATATAATATTTATCGTCGCAAGACGGTTCGACAAACTACATCTCATGATGGAACAATGTATGGAATGCTCAAAAAAATTATCTATCCAACAGGAGGTTCTTCCGAATTCGAATATGAACAAAATGATTATTCCCGCATTATCACTCGTCATAACGAGGACGGTGATCCTTATTTGACCGATACGGAAGGAATGAATGTAACGGGAGCAGGGGTGCGTATCAAGAAAATTACAGAGAAGCCTTCTGAGAATGTCCCCGGAACAAGTAGAGAATATATTTATTATGAAAATAATCTCAGTACGGGAATTTCCCTATATTATCCCAGCCGGATGTTTTTGGGGAAAGTTGAAAATACTATTGAAACAAGAAGTAACAGTATAGTCCCAATATATAAAACTAATAAAATATATAATTTACCCGCAAATGCGAATATTTATATCGACAGACCCTTTATCGAATATTCCAAAGTGATAGAAAAGAATAGTGACGGCTCAAGATCCGAATATGAATTCAGCACCTATGCTGATGTCCCCGATGATACTACGATTTTTGATTCAGCAAGTTATCTCGATGGTAATTTACAAAACAAGGGTTATCATACCAATTGGTTTCGTACTCCGGCAAGTATGGCAGCCAATCGAGGTAAGTTGTTGCGAAAAACAATATATAACGACTTAGGGTACAAAGTCAAGCAGGAAATCATGATCTACGACAAGGCCGTTCAACTTCCTTATTTAGAACAGGCCCGTCCAGGAAACTATTATTATTATCTTACAAAACAATATGTTGGTGAATATCCATTAGTAGAACAGCAAAATATCGAATATTTCGATAACGGAACAGACTCTATTTGTGTATATCAATTCACAGAATACAATACCCTGAATCAAAAGAGAAAAATCAGTCACCAACTTTCCGATGGTCGTCTTAAATCAGTATGTACAACCTATGTCGGAGACATTGATAAATCAGTTCAAGATACTATACATAAAACTCTAATTCAAACCAATCTGCTAAATTATCCCTTGAAGCAGACTATTACGATCGGGAATAACAATGATATTGTCGGTGATACGCTTTTTAACTATAGTTTGTATCCATTAATGGATGATGGTTCATCGAAAGGAATTTATCCTCGTTTGACCGAGAAAAAAGCTGCATTAATGTCTAAATCGCCATCTTCAAACAGTTCTCTATCTTATCGTTCACTGGGACAATATAAATATGGAGAATTCGGGCGTGTGGTGGAAATTACGAATCCGGCCGGCCAAGTCACGAGCTTTGTTTGGGGATATGGCGGTACGCAGATCATTGCCATGATCGAAAATCTGCCATTAGAAGAATTGTTAAAAATACCTGGTTTTAGTAGTGTTAATAAAACCCCGTTTTCAGGATCTTTATCTGCTGCAAACAATAATGCATTAAGGAGTATTGCCAATGTATATGTTACGACTTACACATATGAAGAACTCAAAGGATTATCGCAAATAGAAGATCCGGCTGGTCGTAAGTTATTTTATGAATATACGGATGATGGAAAATTGGAATGTATTAAAGACAATAAAGGTAATATTATCAATCAATATGAATATCATTTTTCAATTAATAATAAAGAGTGCTACTGAAAAAAGTATAAACATTTCATGGTATCGACCGTTTCGGCGTTCTTCTGCGTCAGGCTGTGTTCGTGGTCGTAGAGCGGATTCAATGTCCGTAACGTGTCGAGGGTGTGACTTTATGCAGTCATTTATTATTCATTGAATAAATTGCAGGTATTTCCTTGCAATGGAAGACTTCTGCAATGGTTTCGTTATGCTGCGAATTTACCGCCCAGTCGGGGTTCGACACGATCGATCGCATTTTCGATCATTATCGGCGTGGTTTGCACATAGATCTGTGTCGTGGTGATCTGTTTATGTCCCAGCATCTTGGAAACTGTTGACAAAGGAATACCCTGTGAAAGGCAGAGTGTCG